AACAACGTTGTGTTTTCCCATGTACCGGGGTCGCCGATTGTGAATATAAACCGCAAGGCGGGGGCGCAAGCGCGCGAGTATATAAAATTTTATGTACGCGAACTGGCGGCCAAATTGGAAATGAGTATCGACGACATTCAAGTTGTTGAGTGGGACGACTTTCCTACGCAAGTTATACAGCGCGCAAGCCGTGGCGGCGTGGATTCGTTGGATGCTGCTATTGCGGCCGCGTGCAACCGTGAAATAGCCGACCTGGGTATTTAACAAAAGGGCCATAGCGCGGGGCTTTATACCGCGCCACAAAAGGGGTTTTACTATGTTGTGCAAGGTTATAGCTACGCCATGCGAGACTGGTGACGGCGCGTGGCGGGGGTGGAATTTTGCGCCTGATGACGGGCGTATGTTGAACGCGGGTGAGGTACGTTTTACTTATAACCCGACTCTTCGTGACCACTTTATAAAGATTCTTGAAATTGCGCGCAAGGACTATTTACGGGCGCGTGATGAATACTGGGAGCAGTATAAGAAGAGCAAAAAGACCCTAGAATACACGCAAGCTATGCGCGCATGGAGAGCTGAGCAGGAAAAATTTATCCGTGAAGGGATAGAATTAAAGCACAGTAGCCTGTGACGACTACGGACTAATAAGTAAAAACAAGGGGTTATACTATGAAGATTAAAGAATTTATAGAGCAACTACGGAATGACGGAATAAAGGTTGACCAGCACGGTGACTGCTATCACTACGCACTATGTAGTGGTACGGTTCCGATGACAATCCGTAATGACGGAAAAGTATCGTTTGATAAAACAGGCTTTGTAATTACCACACTAGAAAAATAAGGGGTTATACTATGGACGAATTTGAGACCAAAATCTTAGAGATTGACGCTAAGAGACTACCGAACGGTGTCTTAGGTAAAATGGACGCAATATTACGGCTTGCCAAACAGGGCTACGAACGTGAACGCGTACTGATAGCGTTGGACTACGTGAGTCGGCATATAAAAAACGACAATGCGCGACAGATTGCATACGACGTCTACGCAAAAAGGGTGCGCTAATGACTAAAAAAGAACATTGCATGTTTATGATTAACATTATTTGTGACAAACTGCGGGACACAAAACCGAGAAGTAAAGAGCACAAAGGTTTAATCAAACTGCTACGCGATTGTGACGAAGAGTTAAAAAGACTGAGTTAGTTATATGACGGATTGGCTACGACCAATCCACCATATAATGTGCGTGTGTTATATGGATATTTATTTTTCATTGTACTCCATAGTTCCCCGACTACGGTCGGGGGATTTATAAGGGACGGCTTGAAACCCCTTGACGTCCCTTGCCTTTTTATGAATTGGGCGGTTTGTAGCATGCCAAGTCTACGTCCTTTGACCGCCCAGTTGATAAAAATAAGGAGTAAAACATGTTGTATGTAATTTTTGACGCAGAAGACAACCTGTACGGTGCGTACACGAACGTGTCTACAATGCTGGTACATTTGGGCCACTACTTGCGTGAGGCAGAAAACATGGATTTTGGCGTAGCCGTAGCCGATTTTGACCAGTTTGGTGCGGCGGTTAGTTTCAATCCCGTAGATGACCTTACGCAAAAAGACATTGACGACATAGTCGCAAAATCTAGGGCCGCAAAAAAAGGCGCGTAAAATGGAGTACATAAAGACCAATAAGGGCAATGAGTACGTTTGGCTGTACAAGGAACCGCACGAACAGACTATTGTGCTACGCGACAAATGGGAAAAACGCATAATAAACGCGCGTGACGAACATAAAATAACCTGTACGCCGGACGAATTAGTGCCGTTTTTGAATCAGCAAGGCTGGTAAAAATGAGTATTTATGCACCACCTTACCCGACAACTGTTGACCCTAAATATAGGGAGAGCAAAAAAGGGATAAATGCCTTTAATAAATACGCCAAAGCGCGGATAGGTAAAAAATACAAGGTTATTTATAATGACGGTTTGTACGCAGAAAACGTACGCGTGCTAAAAAAGGTATATCCTAACGGCGCCTTGCTGTCAGAAGATGATTGGTTAGGGATGTTCTTAACCAAATTCAACTGTAAATGGGACGGAAATGTATTGACTATATACAGGTCGTTATCGCACGAACGGTTAGAATGTGGTTTTATCGTTCCAGATTGGCGCGAACGTGAAGTCATTTACTGGGTAAAGTTTATAGACTAAAAGGATAAGAAATGGCAATGCGAGGCTACATTATTGTATGGGTTGGGCGTGATTGTGACAGCGGCGTCTGGGACGCGTACCCGTGTATAACACAAGGTGTTTTCTTGAAAAAAGAAGATGCACAAAAGAAAATAGACGAGTTCAACAAAGAAGACCCGCCACACTACGATAAAGACGCAGACGAAACAACAGGATATGACTGGCGCGAAATAATAATACACCACTAATTTTTTGCGGAAAAAGGAATAAAACATGGCTAAGGTTTATATTCTTTGCGAGGAAGACGGTGAGTACGGGTACTGGTTGCCGCTAGACCACGAACCTGCGTTCCTTAGCAAAGACGACGCTTTAATACGCCGCAGAGAGCTTTTGGCGCTCGCGTATTACAAGCATGTAATATATACACAAGTCTGGTGCAAGAGTCACAAAAGACTAAATTTTGATGAATTTTTTGACAAATGTGCCCATGGCGACGTAAGCGAATTTATAAAACCCTATAAGGATAAATACGAAAAAATAAAAGCAGGGTTGATGCCTAACCCATACGAACCGGGGCCAAACGAACCCGACCTGCACATTTTAGAATTGGAGTTAAAACAATAGTCTTAGAGATTCACGTCGTGATGCGAATTACCCAGAACGTATGGCTGGGGCCTGGTGCTAGGGAGTCAGGCACAGGGATAGGCGTACCTATCCTGAAACCGCGAACGAGCGACTGAATAGTGGTGGGCGCACTATAAAACGCCCTGCATTTATGGGAGACGGTGCCAGGCCCTGGGGCGGAATCAGGATTCGACTCCTGACTGGCTCTCCCACCGAGATTAAAAGGATTGAATAATGAAATTAACAAACCGCTTTATTTTCTTTTACGACGACAAAGGCCAACCTAGTGCAATTGTTGACCCAAATGAAGTTGCCGGGGTTTGCAAAATGTCAGTAAGAGACTACACAAGCATAATCTTAAAGAGTGGAAAGGCTATGGTCGTGGCGCTTTCGGTCAAAACAGTAAAAGACGCATTAGAGGGGAACACATACAATGGCTAGAAAAACCGACACAGATACAGAGTACTTGATGGACGACATCTTGGACTACTTAATGGAACGCGATTATGACATAGGAACAAACATTAAGGAAGAGTTCCCACATTCGTATAAACCGAATTGCAGGACGATTTACTTGTGCAAGAAAGAAACATGCGAACCGGACTATGTACTTACAATAAAAAGAGTAAAGCATGAACGTGACCTGTAAGATATTAGACTACACAATTTGCGTCAGCAACGGCGTGACGGAATTATTGTTTAGAATGGACGACTTGGAAACGATATTCGTTGAATATGAATATATGACTATCAGAGTCAAAGGACAAAACTACAAGATATACGTTGGGGATTCAGGAATGGACGCCGCGCATAAAGTATGTGATAAAATTATGAAAGCAGTAGATGGAGATGACGATTATGCCTGATGATGTATTCAAATTTACCGTTCATTCGACGGAATATGGCAGCTTGCTAGATAATGATTTAGCTAGCATACGCAAATTACTTGGCGAGTTTGAGGTCGTTAAGGTGCGCAAGTGTCCGTTCACACCGTGGCATATGAAGATATGGGTAAAACGCAAAATTATGCCCTGGGAAAAGCAAAATAACGAAAAAGGTGTAAGGGTACAGCCGACAAAGTAAAACGCGTGTCCGTTGAAATATACGCTAAATAAAGGGGTCGTTTATGGCAAACATAATAGATTTTAATGCGCTAGAAAAAGCTATGCGCGACGAAGGTGATTATTACCGTATAAAGAAAGAAGACATAGTGTCTTTTTTCAGTTCTTTGGACTGGCGTAGGGTTAGAAGAGACGTCACTGCCGCAGTGATAACACGTTATTCGCCTTCCCATGAAGGAATGTTGACAACGGTAATTGCTCAGCGTACAGGATGCCTGCCATATATATCTACATATAGAGCCGCCAGTTCAGTCGAAGACCTAAATAACGGTTTCGATTTGTTTTGGTATGACCGCGACCACCGTCTACGGTTTGTGTGGGGCGAAAACCCAAATAATAGCCGTCCGATATAAAAAAAGGTAAAACAATGAACGACAAACAAAAGAAAGCATATCAGATTCTAGTTCAGGGCTTGAATGATATCGCAACCCGCAAGGCCGGATTGGCTTTTACGTATCCGACTTTCGCAAAAGCGACATTAGAAAAAGCTTTGGCAGTATTAAATTCAGGCGACTTTACACTGGACACAGATTCAACGGCTGTAACGCCAGAGTATAACACAACGAAAGAATTCGTTGAGCGTTTTATAAAGTCTGCCGACGCAGTATCCATCGCAGAAGTGTCAGAATATACTGATGACAAAGGCAGAACAAAAGTTCTGTACGAACTGTGCGTTGAGCCGGTTGCGGCAACAGCCGACATGGTAGATTGGCTGGACTTGGAGGGCTGTCATTTTACGTCAAGTAAGGACGGAATCCTGATATATTTTGAAATATTCAGGACAATAGGAACAGAAACTGCTTTTGTGATAGAACAATAAAGGGGGCAAAAAATGAAAGTCGTTTATGTTGACGCTGTAAATGAATTCAGCGAATTGGCAAATTTAATGCAAGATGCGGACTTGTTGAAAGTAAATCGTAAAAACCTTGTGATTTATAAAAAGAACAAGTACGAATATAACGCTTATTTCTTGACTAAGCGCGGTATCTTCCCAAAACAGGGCGCCATGGCACCTAAGTTGATTCATAACTGTCTGTATAGACATTACACGTCGCACTGGGGTTTGAGTCATCAAGTTCATATAAATCAACTTAATGATTTTAAAATCAGACGTTCTCTTAAAAAAGAAACGGTGTTTAATAAGGTCAAAGCCGATTTGGAGCCTATAATCACTTTCTTAAAGAACAACGAAAAAGATATTCAACTTGGTGTAGAATTGGAATTGGAACATGATGACTACCCGCCTAGAGGTTGGGTAGCGAAGTTCTTAACGCGCACATGTAATTATCTGTTTGATATGGTAGCAAGCGACGGTTCTGTGCGTGGTGGCACAGAAATTCGATTTAACCACCCGACCTTGAAATATTGGGACAAAGACCAAGTCACGAAAATGATGCAAGGTTTGGTTAAAATGGGCTTTAACCATAAGATGCAAACGGCAGGTATGCACATACATCTGTCTGCACCAGATGACGGGAATACCCGTAAGGCCGCAGACAAATTCTACAGAAACAAATCTGCAATGCAGAAGATATTGTACCCGATATCGGCCAGACAAGACCTAAACAAAAGGGGCTTAAATGGAGTGTCCCGTTATGGTCTGGGGGATGATATAACACGCGGTTATACAGGACACAAAACCTTGGAAATCCGTGTTTGGGAAGCGACAACAAATCCAGAAATATTTATGGCACGCCTGAAATTTGCTGATTATTTGATGCGCTTCTTGATTAGCAACTCGCCTATTTCTGCTTTCTTTGACGAAATGTCGGTTGAAGATAAGTTGAATTACAAGGTCATGCTGGACGACCCGGAAAACCCGCATGCGTTTGGCATTGGTCATGACGAGGCAGTAAAACTCTTAAAACTGGAGGCTTAAATGGACATCATTGTAAAAACAACAGATGGCAAAATAATTGACACAGAAAATTTGACCAATTTTACCCTGCTGTCAAAGATTGCGCAAGAATGCGGTGGCTTAAAAAATGTCATTATTGAAAACGCAACGTTTAGTAAAATTGGGCTGGCTGAACTGTTAATTGAAAACGTTCGTTTCATAAACTGCGTATTCGATGACGTAAGCTTTAAGTGCGTAGGCAAGTTCGAGAATACGGTGTTTGAAAACTGTATAATCCGTGGCTTTGATGAATGGGTAAATCGTAAAGACTTACAGTTCATAAAATGCAAGTTGAATGAGGCGCCGTCTAATGAAGAGCTTGAAAATCTGACCGGCGGGAAAATATATTCTTTGCCGAACAAGGACTATGTCAAGGTACAGGTAGAGTGTGACTTCTGCCATAATACGTTCTTTGAAATTATGTCACGCAAACGGCCACATAAAATGCTGAAAGAGGTGCCACAGAGCAACCGGCGCGTGTGCGACCAGTGTTATAGAAACTATGACCTGTCGTCAAAAATTAAAGGTAATAGAACATATGGATGGCACGGGCCGTTGTCGTTTTATAGGACACCCATGGATGCAAAAGATACGGAAATCTTGGGGCTGGAAATGGAATTTGAAGGCGATTTCTGGGATTGGAAAGGCCTGCAAGACGCACACCGTGGGCATTTGCATTATGGCTATGATTCAAGCGTTCGTGGCGAAAACGAATTGAGCTGGGATTGTGGTAGTTATTCATACTGGAAATACCTGGCACCGTTGAACGACGTATGTAATGCACTGGAAAAAGGTGGTGGTTCGGCTGGGGATTCAGCAGGGATACATATCCACGTTTCCACGCCAAATTCAGACGTATGTGAGATAACCAAAAAAATAAACGCCTATTGTAAGGACGGCGAGTTTAGAACTATGATGGAGGCAATTTCATTGCGTTCTAACAAAGATAAGTTCAACACATATGCAAACTTGGATGAAGGGCCAGGTGCGCATCATGCAGGCATTAGTTATAACGGTCATGGGACCTGTGAGTTTCGCGTGTTTAATTCGACATTGAATTCGCGGATAATTCTGCGGCATTTGAAATTCTGTAAGGAATTCTACCATGCCGTAAAGAGTAATACGCCCAAAACGCGCATAATGGAGTCTTTCTCTAAGGAGACAAAAAAACATATTATAGCGTGCGCTAAGATTCAAGTAGAGAAAGGTTTTATTACACAGGAAGCTATGACCAAGTTAATTAAAAAATTAGGAGTTTAATAACATGTGTATCATAATTGCAAAAAATGCCGGCGTTAAACGTTTGGACCCGGAATATTTTGAACGTGCATGGAACAGAAACCCTGATGGAGGTGGTTTGGTTTGGAAAAAACCTGATGAAGAGGTAAAGGTACAAAAAGGTTTCATGAACAAGAAAGATTTCTTGGAAAAGATTGACGAACTCAATCAGGACGACATTGCGTTTATTGCGCATTTCCGAATTAAATCGGTCGGCGCAGTGTGTGCAGAGAACACACATCCGTTCACAATGGACCATGTGACATATGCGCATAATGGAACCCTGAGCATAAAACCTTTTGAAGGGAAAACAGATTCCGAAACATTTGGGCTGTGTTTCTTGAAAGACAAGACAATGGACTGGATTAAGGAATACAAAGTCTTGTTGGAAATGGCATTGGGAACTAGCAAGTTCGCTATCATGGATAACGAAACAGGCGAGATTCTGATTCTGAACCCGGAATGCGGTAAAGAAAAAGATGGCGCATGGTTTTCAAATGATAGCGCTTTTGTGCCAGCCGCAACTTCTGCTTATGTAGGTTATGCCAGACACTATTGGAATGACGACGATTATAATTCGCCGTACACTAACGATTTCAAGTTGCTGGCAAACAAAAACTTTGGCACCAAACGTTATACAGAGCAAGGCGTATATGTTGGGAAAGACAGCTGTCTTTATTACAAATCAAGCAACCGGTCTGTGTATTGTACAGGTTATTCTGATAACGTTAAGCGGCATAAGCGCGGTTTTATGATTATAGACCCTACTATTCCTGTACCGAAGGAAGCCGCAGATAAACAATATACGACGCAGTCAAAAGAAGTTAAGTTGGCTGAGGCCTTAACAAAACAGTTGTACAAGGACGTTGATGAATATCATACAACAAGCTTCCAATCTGCGACGGACCGTTCTGAAGCCGAATATGAGCTGTCTGCAAAGTACACGATAATACGTGTGATGCATGCGTTCATTCGTGCGAAAAAGGTTATAGACGACAAAGAGTTTTTGAGTTTCTGCTTAGACAACACGGAGCCAGATACGTGGTGTGGCAAGCATAGTCCGGCATATGCTTATAAAGAATATGTCAAGATTTTTGCTGAAGACGTGTTGGATGAGCTAGAAAAAGGTAAGGCAAAAGCCTGACCTTGGAATGAAATGACATGGCCGAACAATACCGGGCAGTATCCCCGGTTTGCAATAGGCGGTGACCAGAGACGGACCTATGGGATTCTAAGTAGGGTTGCGGCCCGAAAACGAATGTACTGGTTGAGTAAGTGTCATGTGAGCTATAGTCATGTCAGTTCATACCGAACAGTGTCGAAACGCAATAACGCGTCCATCTAGGATGACAACCTAGGTGCTGAAGAGACTAGTCTTAAGTAAACTAAAAAAAAAGGAGTAAAACTATGAAAGTCTTGAAATGTCTGTTGGTCGACCACACAAAGAAAGAGGACTTGACTGATGAAGTCCGCTACTTTGTGACTGAACTGGACGAAGTCGCCAAAGGAGATATCTTCTCCGTATGGGCGCACGGTCGTCTGGCCTATGCGAAAGTGCAGAAGGTCTATGCAAAGTACGAGTACTTGGCATCTGAAAACAACGGTATTGCCCGTGAGGACTTGCCGGTTGCCATGAACCGTATTGACTTCAAGTCGTACAACATCTTTAAGAAGATGGGTGCGAAGATGAAGCGTTTGGAAGCCTGCCTGCAGGAACGCTTGGTCGACGGTAAAAAGAAACAGACTGTAGCAGAGGCTATGAAGGGCCTGAAGGGTGAGGCGAAAGCTGAGGTTGAAGAAATCCTGAAAGGGATTGCAGCCTTGGAAGCCAACCCGGAATCCGTATTGGCGGATGAGGACTAACCAGTCCGATAATAAGGGGGCCAAACAGCCCCCTTTATGTATAACCCCAGGCAAGGAGCTGTGTTATGAAAGTATTATGTTTTGCCAAAGACTTGCGCGGAAATTGGTATGTAGTAGACGCTAAGACCGGGAAGGTGCATACAATAACCGATGTTTTGGTATATAAGACAGCAACCTTTAATCCTTTTCAGTCAATCGATGATTTTTATCGGTTCCGTGATTCTGACTGGATGTTTAATGTTTCTGTATGGGGTGTACTTGTACAGGATAATGGGGAGTTAACGCCACCATGCTGGGGCGACCCATACCGCATTCAATGCGCTATTCGCGCAATAGGCGATACAAAAATAGGATAAAAAAATGAAAGAACTATTCTTAGTCCCAGACTTAACTGGAAAATACCACGCCTTTGATGCACGAAAGCTTGTCGTTGTCCCTGTTGAAGACAGCATAAATGTGGCATGCGATATTAGATATTACGCTAATAATCGCATACGAGATTTCTTTTTCGAAAACAATATGATAGTCACATGGAATAGACGAATACCTTGTGATGTTCTGGACAATAAAATAATCTGGAGTTCGTGGCAGGAACGGGTAACGCCGCATGACGTCTGCACAAGATTAAGAAACGCAGGAATAGCGTTCAGTTTTGAATAAACACAGGAGGTATCTATGCGTTGTTTGCTAGATAAAAAAATAAAAAGCACAAAGGAACTAATTCAGGGCGGCGAATACTGGATAGATAACGATTATTATGTCCTGATATCAAAGGAGCCTAACCGCTATATATTTTCCACCCTGTGTGGGACTTATGTAGTAAACGACGCAATGATAGCCAAGCACATAAAGGAAGGTATTTTTTCAATAAAAAGTGTTGCATGTTAAAATTCTTTTGGTAGAATAGGAAACGTGGAAAAGGTTGAAATGCAAGAAATATCACTGTCACGGGCAGGTTTATGTGACATTCTTGCATATAACGTTCAACCTTCCAATCCCCTGCCCACCAGTTTTTTAGACCAAAGGAAGGTACCATGAAACCAGAAAATTATATTACAGTCTGCGGCTGGATGGTTACAGACTTAAATTTAAGCGGAAACGATTTGTTGGTGTACGCGCTGATTTATGGTTTCTCACAAGATACGAATTCTGTATTTAGCGGAACAGCGCGATACATTGCCGATTGGTTGAACGTTCGCAAAGAAACGGTGCTTCAAATACTGAAACGCTTGACCGATAAGGGCCTTTTAGAAAAACGCGGCAAAACAGTTAACGGCGTCCAACTATACGATTATGTAGCAGTTGTTTCAAACGATACCCCGGTTAGAAATCCTCACCGGGGTGGCGAGAAATCCTCACCGGGGGGTGGTGAGAAATCCTCACCGTATATAGATAATACTAATATAGATAAACTAAAGAAAGAAATAATAACCCCTAAATCCCCTTACGGGGAGTTTGGTAAAGTCATGCTAACCGACGAAGAGTACGAACGTGCTCTTGCTAAGTATGACGGCGACCAAGACAAACTGGATTTCGCGGTTTCAATTCTGGACACATACCTTGCCCAGGATAAGAAACGCGAACGCAAGTACACGAGCCACTATGCCGTGTTGACACCGAAGTCAAGCTGGGTCAGGAGGGAAGTGGACGAACGCTATATACCTCGACGAAGGATTGAACATATAGACGACGAGGTAATAAAAGTGTTCTAACCCACACAGGAAAGGAGAAGGAAAGTGGTTCAGGTTCTGGCAGATTATCCAATTCAATACCTACAAGACCAAACGTATGGTATTAAAACAGGTGACCTAGTTGTGTTTGCCTGCGGGTCCGGAACCGGGAAATCAACCTTCTCACGCCTGCTGACGTTTAGTGCTATTGCACAGGGCCAACCGGTGGCGTTGTATTCGTTAGAAGACCGGCCGGGAACCTTCTGGAAAGATTACCAGCGCATGCTGTTCATTGCCGAGACCGGGGCTAACGTAGATTTGGTAGCCTATGAACTTATGGATTCACAACGGCCAAAGGATTTTGAGCAGTATCGCCGTAAGGCCTTGGAAACAAAACGCAAGGTTAACGAAGACGGTCTGCCCATGCTTGACCTGAAAGAAATGAACCCAGATAAGAACTGGTCCATTGAAGAGCTGGAACAAAGTGTGGCCATGCAAGTACAGTTAGGCTATAAACTGTTCGTGATTGACCACTTGGACGTTCTTGGTGATGAGAGCGTAGCAACCACTAAGGCCATCATGGATGCCCTGTGGAATATGACAGTAAAGCACGACATTGCTATTATCAGCTTTAGCCAGCTGATAAAGGCGGTGCCGGAAAGAGTTTTGTGTCCTGGTGCGGACCACCTGCGCGGTTCAAACGCAAAGGTTTTGAAATCCACCATGGTCGTCACGATGGCTCGTGACAATTATAAGTACTATGATTGTCCGGGCCATCCGCACGCAATAGCAAACTATATGCGGATAGCCAAACAGCGTGGCCGTAGTACAAGCGCGGCGATAGTTTTTTATGAGAACGGAAACTATTTGAAGGGTTATAGAGAAGTTATGTGCAATTCGTCCGGGACATTCGTGGACGGAATGACGCAAGAAAAGATACAAAAGGCAGTAAGTTGACAACTTTAGAGCAAGTGAAGGCATGGAATTGGTTAATGGCCCAAGTGGCCCAGGTGTCTGATTACAATGTCCGCCTTGCCATGAAAGAGGAGTTTAGGCGCAAAGCCCTTAGAGATTGGGGCTGGGTGCCAGGCGAAAAAATAAAACCAGAACAAGAACCAGAACTTGATGACTGGGAAAAAGATTTTCTTACCGATGTTCGCGACGTAGTAGAGTTCGGTGTTGACATTCGAAAAGAAAAGCGCGAACAAACGCTAGCCATGGCATGCGAAGCAAAGATAGCCATGTTAGATTGGATTCGTACAGGGCACGACCTATACGATATTCCGGTAGAAATAAGAAGGCCACCAATAGTTGCGCTGTATAATGAATGCGAAAAGTACTTACGCGACGAACTTATGGCACAGATAGATAACGTAACAAAAAAGGTAGAACAATGATACAAACATACGAATCAGCTGAGCTTTTCTTAAAAAGGAACCCAGACCTAAAAGAACTTATGATAGCAAACCTAATTTCCTTTGAGTCGGGCATACTGCAAATAACGCAGGCCGCTCTGAAGGAGTTTAATTCAGGCAAACAACCCGACGAACAGTTTTTCATAAAGCAGTTTTTTGCGAGCCAGGAACGCGTAAAAAAGCTCCATGAAGGGAATATGCGCCCAGACCTGGATGTAGAATAGCCCAAAAACGCATTTTAACGGGGTCTACACGCGCGTTTGTGGTCTAGGTGGTATAAGGGTAGCCTAAAACAATAAAAACGCCCGTACGGGCAAAAAAACAAAGGAAACAAAATGGCCAGAAAACTAGATTCTTTGACTATTTATGACTTGATTCCGTTTATGGCTGACGGGTGGCTGGTGTATCAACCTGAATATAAATTGGGCGGGTATCACGAGCCCATGACCGGAAGATTCGTGCCAGAATCGATACATGGTGGGTATTGGGAATTGGGCTATCCAGAATTTGAGCCAGAAATATGTGGGGATTTTTGGGATTTCCATAGTGGATCTTTCAGATTCAGTGCCTTGAATATATGTCCGCCTGCCGATTGGCGTACGGCTAAGTTTAAGATAGAAAAAGGCAGTATAGTTAAACAGGAGTGCAAGAAATGAAAGAAAGATTTTACTTATATAAGCGCCAGTACGGGGGTGATGCCGACCATTTGGTCGCGATTTTTAAGTCGCGGGCTTCGCTTATTAGATACATAGACAACAAACAAAAGGAATGGGAACGCGAGCGCGATTTCATCGCAGGACCAGCCCCAGACTATTTCTGGCACTCAGTATTAGTGGAGGAATAAACCATGAAACTTATACGGGATATAATTATAATAGGAATTTTATTATTGGTATCATTCGCGATACTTAGCCGTTGCGAAGCAGGCCCGGTCTCTCTGAAGGGTATGGAGTGTAGCAGGGTTGCTACCACAGCAAGCGGTACAATAATACATCGTTGTATAGATAGCCGCAGTATTTGCTACGTGACCGCCCGCGGGATATCTTGCCGCGAGAGGATGCAGGCACTTTAAGTAAAAGGAACAAACTATGAGAAAAACATATGATATAATCATATTAGGCTTAATTATTACCGGGCTTATTATAGCGTGGGGCTTGGGCTTTGCCCATGGTAAAGACTACTGGAAAGCCAAATACGAATGGATTAACGAAGAGTTGCGCATAGATATAACTAACTGCCGCACCACGTTAAACCAATGTAAGCGTGACCTGGACAATCCGGAACACTGCTTGTCTGTTTGTGTTGAAGAGTTTGAAAAATACGGGTGCTAGTTCATGGATGAACAGTTGGAAATCTTAGCTGATATGTTTGCCGCTATGCAAGGCGACCATGCGGCCAAACTTAGAGTCATGGAAAAGAAAGACAAGATAAAAGTTCAAGGGAACAAGGTAACCGTGGAAACAAAAGACGGCCCAAAAGAATGCTTTGTTTCCTAAGCAAAGGAGATGCTGATGTATTTAGCAACGCAAACATTATGCGGAAAGTATTTATGGCTTGATAAGGATTTTAAGTTTACACCAGATTTTAATCTGGCGCACTATTTTCCTCTAATCCATAGAGGACCGTTCTTTGATGATTTGATAAAGAACGACCCTTGTATTAAATGGGAACTGTTTGATAAAAATACAGATGGGTTTATGATTAACATCTACCGAATTGGTTTTGTGCATGGTATTACCACTGGTACATCGGCGCAACCCGCACCTAGGATGGTTGTGCCTACGGCAGCATGTGTCGTGGAAAACCCGCCGACAAGGCGCGCCCCTGACCTTGATAGGATTTGGGCAATCATTGATGAAAACCCAGGTTGGAGGTAAAAATGGCAGACATTACAGCATGTTCGGGTGTGAATTGCCCGTTGAAAGATAAATGCTACCGGTACACTTGCATAAAAAATCCGGACTGGCAATCATATTTTATGGAACCGCCTATTAAGGACGGAAAATGTGAATACTTATGGAGGAATAAATAATGGCAAGAATGATAAAAGTTTTTGGCAATACCTATATAAACGTAGATTTAATTCAAGAAATCGTAATAAATTCCGCGGCCGCTACCATAGGTATTACCATGATTAATGGTGACCCATACACAGCAGGATACCAATCATCTACCGACGCAAAGCGTCGGCTTGACGAAATGTTAAAACTTATTAACAACCCAGGGGTAACAGTAGGAAGCGGAGGAACAAGAAATGTCTGAAAAAACTATATCACAGATGACTCCGGAAGAGTTTGAACAACTCTTGAAAGAAGCCCGAACGGAATTCTTGTTGAGCAAAGCCGGTAAAAAAGTTAAATATGTAAGAAAGAGGCACTAATGTTTATCGCGATACCCAAAGAAGCTATGGCGTTTTACCCACTACCGCACGGATTGTGGAATTGCCGTATTTACCTGGGCCAGTCTAAAGGACAAACGCGCAGGGCGTTGCTTCAAGGTAACGAAGACCTAGACGCTTATAAGATATTTAAAGCAGAGGAAGCATAATGAAAGAAAGCATACAAAGCATAGCCCAGTGGCATGCGGAAACGTTCCCAGATGAAACTCAGCTGGGGCAACTTTTAAAGTTCAAGGACGAAAAGAAAGAATGGAAAGCGACATTAGAACCGGCAACGCCGTTCGGCCAAAAGGGTGATATTATGGAGCTGGCTGACATGTTTATTGTGGCCGCAGGTTTAACGCGCTTTCATAGCGTTGAGGCTATGTTCGCGTTTTATTCGGTCAACGACGAACTATGCAATACAATTCATTCAACCAAAGAACTAGAGGAGGCTATAGATGCTAAGATGCAAATTAACCGTGCCCGGCACTGGAATAAGCTGGACGGGCGCTACCAACATATTACGGAGGAATAAAATGAAAGGCTGGTTAGGTGTTATATTTACGGTTTGTGCTTGCGCGACTTTGGTGTTGGGTTCCTTTGTAGGAATACCCTATGCCGCTTATAAATTCCGTGTATGGCGTTCGCCCTGCACACGCGTGTATGATGGCCAAACGTTAATATACGAAGGAAAGAGCTTTTTCTACGATACCAAGTCGCGTGGTACAGGTACTATGTACCAGGAGTACGAACAGAAGTTTATCCTGCCGCGGCAGGTAAAAGAAATCGTATCTAACGATATCAGAATAGAAACCGTAAGCTGTGAGGCAAAATAATGGCGTTCAAAGATAGAAACATGTCTGTATTAGCGTGTGCTAACGGGTTTACATTGTGGCATTACAAAGCAGATGAACCAATAGAACATGTGCTAGGTCGACATTTTTTTGCCCCCGTCAGGGAATCCCCTCTCGGAGAATTGTTACATAATGGCGACGTAATTTATATCAGTGACGGCTGTGATACATACATACGTACTATAAAAATAAGACTAGATGGCATATATTTGTACGAAACAAAGTAACGAAGGAGCAAACAATGGGACAGATTACAGAACCGTATAACTTGAAAGGTCTGTGGACAGTTAGAATAACCCGCAAGAACGGCCAAACGTATCTGGTAACGTCTCCAGACAAACAGTCGATTGAAGACTATCGTGCTGAATTTCTGGCGGCCCAAAAGAAAAGGACACGCTAATGGTCTTTCGTAAGAAAAAAATATGGCACACGGCGGCGGAACACCCCGAAGTTGGGGCCCTCATTATAGAGGAATATTGCCACCCATGTGCCAGTACACACTGGTGTTTATGGCGCTATAAAGTCGATTCTGGTGCCTTTATACCAGGAATAACGATACGCTGGGCATACGTGGACGACCTGGTTAGCCTATCTTCTTTGGTAGATGAAGCCTGGGAATAGGAGCAAAACATGGAAGAGACTAAAATTACAGAATGGAACGTTATGGATTACATAAAAACCAAGGAAGACCTGCATAACTATGTTGATGCCGCGGTGGAACCTTATGCAAAAGGTTTGAAGCTGGCACTGGTAATCTTGAAAGAAATTCAAGACATGTCTGAAACAGAAATACGCCATAACTGTGTTCAAACACTAGCAGGACGCTGGGCTAAAAAAATAATACGCGACCTTGAAAAGGAAGGTATACCAGACCCTACAGCATTAAAGGATGAATAATGCCAGATATGATAATTTATGTGATGCTACCTACTGCGGTTGCTTGGTTTATAGGAGGACAACTTGGAAAATTTATATCCCGTCAAATAAAAAAAAGGCGACAAAAATGAAAGTAACATTTGAAATAGACACAGATAAAGAAAACGTAGACCTGTGCGAACTGGAACAGTTAAAGCATGCCGGCGATATGGCCGCGGCGCTGTATGAACTGCAGGAAGCCATACTTGGGTGGTATAGACACCCGTCAGACAATAGACCACTGAACGCAGACACTCTTCACGATACGTTCTACGAAATCTTGCAGTCTAATTCTATTAGCTTGGATAAAATTTACGCATAAGGAACAAAAAATGGATAAGAATGAATTCATTATATGCGATTGTTTTGAAGATGTTCTATGGGTTAGTACAGATTATGAAGACCTGTACTTTGCCATGTTGGACCGCCAACATAGAGCAAAACCCACTTTGTGGTACCGCATTAAATATGCCTTTCGTGTCCTGCGTACAGGCGATGTTTATAAGGACCAGTTGGTGTTCGGAAAAGCGCAAGCAGAGCAGCTGCGGAATTTTTTGAACGCTTACCTTTTTGAAAAAAAACACAAATAAAATACTTTACAAACCAATTTGGTTTATGCTAAACTTGTTTTAGCAAAGAAGGCAGAATTAAATGGCGACTTTAGAAATCCAGCCCTGGTGCCCTTATAAGGGGTGCAAGCAGGCTATCACAGAACAGTTATACGCTACCATAAGGCAGTTAAACATGCTACGCCCTACGGCTATTAAATGCCCTTTTTGTGGCGGTGGTGCGTTTGAATATTTTCTGGCCCGCAAAGGTTTTAAGGTTGTGGCCAGCGATTTGGATGAATCGCTTATAGCCCTGCATAATACCTGCAAAACACGCCCAGATTTAATCGAAGCGTGGGGCCAGGAAAGTTTTACCAAGGAACAGTTTAAGGCTTTGCTGAACGATAATACAGCCTATGGCGCGTATGTTCGGTCCATATGGTCTTTCGGGAACGACGGTAGAACCTATTTAACGTCTAGTGAGAACGAAGCGAATAAAATAGCCGAGTTTGAACGCGGGGAAGCTGAACCGAATTCCCGCCATAAACATATAGAAGATATATGTTTATTGTGGGGGCGCCAGCCGAACCTAGACATAACTTTTACTTGTCAAAGTTACGAAAACGTAACTGTGGCAGAAAACGAACTCTGTTATTGTGACCCGCCGTATTCAGGTACAGCAGGTTATCGTAGTGGAGGATTTGACCATGATAAGTTCTATGCCTGGGCGTTAGCGCAACCGGGCTTGGTGCTTATTTCCGAGTACGAAATGCCAGAAGGGTTTACCCTAATTGGTAGGTACCCGAAATGGGTCGAATCAGGCCGTGGTGCACGCACCAAAATGGGTGAGGAACGGCTTTATGCTAACAAGCCAGTAACAATGCTGAGCTTGTTCTAACAAAAACGAAGAGGAAAACAAATGAAAGTAAACTTTAACATCCGGCACATGTATGATACGCAGTTTGCCGTAGAATATGTGCTTCCGGTCACGAAAGGCGAACCGCTGAAGATAACCAGCGTTATTCGCTATAAAGACTTTTCGCTGAGCGGATTAATCCGTCAGGCAAAAGCCGCAATATATTCCCGCATGTATGGATTGCGTGCGAACGGAAAATATATAACACCAGTATCGTCATTAACCATAGAATGGGATGCCTCAACGAAAGGCCTTCCTGAAGCTTTTCAACGCCAACAGGAAATGGCTAACCGTACATACTCGGCCTCTAAAGAGGTCCTGGCTGAAGGTGCAATAGTGGAAAAAGAACCCGCTTTGCTGGAAGTAAAAAAGGTAAACGGCGTATGGACTATAATTCCGCACGAAAAACCGTTAATGACTTGGGCAGAAGCTTGTGCTTTGCTGAAAGAAAAGGTGGATGGAAATGAAAAAATTTAACAAACTGGAATACACTTACAAAAAAATAACCGAACGCGATTATTATCTTACTTATGTCCTGAAAAATACGGAAGGTGATATCTTGATGCAAGAAGATGACCGCCCATATCGTGTATGTAGGACATTGCCTGCTTCCGAAAAAGAACTTCGTGGACGTATAGCAAAAACGTTTTTTAACATAAACGACCGTTTTTGGAAGGTAGAAGGCGGGATACGTGTAATCTGCATGAACGACTTTGACGAAGACAAAGGCGCACAACAGCTGACCATGCCGCAGGTAGACAAACCTAGTGTTGTCCCCGCACACAACGACAACGAACGCGTGTATGAAGTTGTTAAACAGGGCACAGTATGGACTATCGTGAAACGGTCTGAACCCCTGTATACAACAGAACAGGCAAAGACAATACTGTTCCAGCGCATAGTGAACGGCTAAAGGAGTAGCAAATGCGATATGATTACATCAAGGTAACCGCCCTGCAAATGGGCCAAGAAAACCCATGCTATGTTAACATAGATAAAATCGTTTCTGTGGGCTCTATAATTACTTATAAACAGGTGCCGCCAGCCGAAGACGCCCCAGAAGGGACTGAACCTTCAGTGGAAGAGGTAAAGGCTACTGTTATAAACGTGGCAGGTGCCCCGGCTATCTTTGTTAAGGAAGCGGCTGAAGAGGTTATGAATACAATGAAAGGAGGTTCAAAATGAAAATGAGTGAATCTACGGCTAATATATTCCCGGCTATAATTAAAGCCCGCACGGATATTGAAGCTGTTCCGCGCACCAAGGAAGGTTATGGCTATAAGTATGTGACCTTGGACGATATCCTGAATATGTTGAAAAACATACTGCCGAAATATGGCCTGGGCTTCGTTCAGTTCCCTGAAACAATAGACGGGAAAGATGGCGTTACCACAACCGTTATTCATGACAGCGGCGAATATATTACCGCACGTTATGAAATGGATGCAACCCCGGTTAAAGGAACAAATATAACCCAGCAGAAGGGCGCGTCTATTACTTATACACGCCGTTATGCGCTGGCCGCTATATTCGGTATTGCTTCTGAGGAAGATACGGATGGCGTAGCTAAGGGTTCGTTCCAGCCTATGACTGTAGAACAGCAGGCAAAGTTATCTTCATTGGGCGTGGACTTCAATAACCTGTTGAAATATTTGAAGGTTAGTTCCACAAGGGAAATATCCTATACACAGGCAGAACAGGCCATAGCGGCTAAGGAAGCACAGGCACGCGGGGAATTGTAATGCCTAGGATAATAACAGACTTTGAACAGCAAACCCCAGAATGGTATGCGGCCAAACTGGGGCTCTTTACCGGAAGCGACTTCCATACGTTCTTGGGCAATAGCCAAACAAAGGAAGATATGCTGTGGGAAAAGCTTAGCGAACGTCGCTTCGACGATACAGATGTCGAACAGTTCTTTAACCAGTACACAGAGCGCGGTAAAGTGTTGGAGCATGAAGCTAGACGAATGTATTCTTTCATAAAGGATATCGAAGTCAAAGAATGTGGCTTGGTTGAAGCTACAGGCGAATTCGACGGCTGGGCCGCCTGCTCCCCAGATGGTCTGGTTGGTGATGAAGGAATAATTGAAATCAAGTGCCTGGTTGCGAAGTTTTTTTTGCAGTACACGTCTAAAAGCAGCAAAAAATACGAGTACATCAAACCGGAATATAAAACCCAGGTTCAGTTCAACCTTATGGTAACTGAGCGCAAATGGTGTGATTTTATTTATTACCATCCCAGGGGCGGCTTATTTGTTAAAAGAATAGACGCGGACCCTGAATATCAAGACAAGATAAAAACCGCCCTGCGGGGTTGTATAAAATTTTTGGAGGAAAACGATGCTTGATGTAGAAGAGTTAAACAGATATGCAAGAAGCGCAAATAAAGCCTACCTACAGGTGCCAGAGGCTACCGTACAGGAAAAGATAGCCGCGGCCTTGGGCGGGTATTTGTTCTTGCTGAAGGCCAATAAGGCATGTACGCCGGAACAATACGAAACAATTAAAAACGCCTTGCAGGATATTGTTGGTTGGTTTATAGTTAATCAGGACGTAGAGGACGGAAGCCCCCTGCCTTCGGAAAAAGAAAGAATCCTTATGGAGATAACTAAATGATTAAATTTAACGCAGAACTGACAGTCAAGAAAGTAGAAAATAAATCCATACGCAAACGTGATGGCGGAACCTTCGATTTTACAGAAGCTACGCTGGAACAGGCAGGCAAACGGCCTACCATAATTGTAGCTCGCGTAGATGACGCTATAGTTGCAGATATCAGACAGGGCTTGAAAGCCGACATGGAACTGGGCGTAACGTCATTCACAACACAAGATGGTCGTACATTTAATAACTTCTTGCTGTTAAACGTTTCTGTGAAACAACCTATTGAACCCTTAGAAACGGCAATGATTCCCGATTCGTATGACGGGGACGATATTCCGTTCTAAGTTCTAACCCCGGTCTGTATTCGCTCTTCCCTACTTCATCTCTCTCCAGCGAATACTGCGCTTTGGCCGGGGACCGGTTTGGGGCGGCATTTAATCCCTCCTAAAGTTGAACACCGCCCCACCAAGTTCCCAGTAGTTTTTCCATCGTCTCTACTGGGAACGCCACAAAAAAAGGATACGCTATGAAAAAACTTAACCCTATTAACCGTGAAGCTGTTGTTCTTGAACATATGACAAAAAAATTGGAGTTCGTAAGCGATAATTTCAAAGACGACGAAGCCAAGATGGCCTATTGGATGCAACAGTATACAGCGTTAGTAGACCAGTTGGTCTGGTACTTGAACAAAGGCTACACGCTGGAAGATTTTGTTTCTGAATGGTTTATGAATGATGAACAATAAACGGCCAGCAAAAACACCGGAACAGAAGATATTCGATAAGTGCGATAAACTGTACCCACAGTTAAGACACGGGCGGTGTTGCCTTGCATGTTTGGCCGCGTGGCGTGTGCGTCCAGCAGATTGCATACACCACTATATTCGTAGGGCAAACCTTATAACGCGGTTTGAAATATTGAACTTTATTCCGCTTTGTAATGAGTGCCACGAAAAGATTCATGCAGGGAAGCTACACGAACCGCTTTCTGAAGAGCAGAAAGAATGGTTGAATAAGCAAGCTAACAAATCCTTGAAGGGCATTTGTATAGCGCGCGGAATAACAAAGGAAGAGTACTTCAAACAGCAGTACGAAAGGATGAAACAATTAGTTTTAATTTAAGGAGAAACACATGAAGGCAGAACCATGTAAACGTTGCGGGTGTATACCCGAAGTCGTCTGTATATCAGACCTGTATTATTGCCAGTGCCACGGCTTTTATAATAAGAAAGTTACAAAGCGTGACCCCAAAACCAAAGAAATCACAGAAGTAATTACAGTTCGCACCAAGTGCGATAAGTGGGGACCTTACGAATTTCTGGGGGCAACCGAAAAGGCCGCTATAAGTGCATGGAACGATTTCAACACTAAAAGAATCATAGACATGGAGGACTAATATGGTTTATAATGGAATAGCAGAATACTTAAACAAGTTATGGGGCATAACCGAATTCTGGATTTCAGATTTAAGGGTTATGAAAACAACTGAAGGAACATGGGTAAGTATAAAAGATGGGGGAAAGGCTATATAATATGTTAAGCGTTTTTACGCAGGCGAAAGCTGGTCATATTTGATTTCCTTTCCATTGGCTCGTAGTTTAATGGCAAAACCTTCGGCTGTTAACCGAATGACTGCGTGTTCGAATCACGCCGAGCCAGCCAAAGTTTCCCGTTGTCTGCAACAATGGCGCGCGTAACCCAGCGCGAAAGGGTGTACCAGGGCTCATAACCCTGGAAGCCCCCATGGGTGTACTTTTGCGCAGTAGAGCAGCAGTAGCTCGGCAGCCTCATAAGCTGTAGGTCCCCCGTGCAAATCGGGGCTGCGCAACCAATAGGGACCATTTTGTTGGTTTTCGGGGACGCCCGATGTAAATAGATAAGCCCAACACAGACGAGTTGTCGGTGGTTCCTACCAGTTTAGGGTAGGTAGCGAAGTGGTCAAACGCAGCTGACTGTAAATCAGCTCTCCTAGGAGTTCGGTGGTCCGAATCCATCCCTGCCCACCAAGTTCCCCGCAAGGGGCTTGTATGAACCCCACCTCCTTTAGGGGTCTAGCCGTTAAGGCCCTTAAGAAACTGGGAAGATGTGCCAGCTGGTTGGAGCATTAAAAGCAGAGGGGTTCGCCCAGTATCGGGTACATAATCTGCAAATCTTCCCTTTAACGGCACTAACCAAAGGAAAAACAAATGAAACTAAACAACTTGTTCTACATCTTTGCTGTGTTGGGCTGTTGGGTTAAATTCACATTCCCAGAAGTCGGGCCCGTCTTTGACGCTGCGTGGCTGGGCGTAATGTGGGGTGCCATAATGGCCTTTGCTGCAGGTGTGGTGATTACTTTTACGCATGCATTCGATAAGACAGAAGTGGCGAAAACCATGGAAGAGTTGAACCCGCTCCGTTTCTGGCTGATTGTTATCAGCGCGATGCTGGCATGCCATGTATGGTCTGCCTTGGCCTTGCTGGTCAGCTTCTCTGGCTTCTTGGCCGCACTGCGTTATAAAACACTTGGCAAGAAGTAACACTTGTGTTAGTATAGGCATGAAGGCATTACCTCTTCGTGCCTTTAATGGGGCGGTTTGATTTATTATTTACCATTGGCCGCCCCGCCTATTTTGGGAGGGATAAATGAGCAACGATTTAATTAAAAAATGGGAACAATTTAGACCGAACGCGTACAAATGCCAGGCAGGCGTCTGGACTGTGGGCTTCGGAACGACCGTTTACCCAAACGGCCTGCGCGTAAAAGCTGGCGACACATGTACGCTGGCGCAGGCAGAACAATGGCTTGCGTGCTACTTGGAAACGGAAATAAATCATTACTTAGACCGCGATTTTCCAAACCTTAAACCACAACAGCGTGAAGCCCTGCAGAGCTTGCTGTATAACTGGTCTTATGGTTCCTTCCGTAAAAGCCGTTTATTTGGCTGTATACAGCGAAACGATATTGGTGGCATATTCCGTAACTGGGACATAATAAACGCTGCTGGGAAGCCTTCTCTGGGCTTAATACGCAGACGTATAGATGAACTTAAGCTCTTCTTTAGCTAATGCCACGCGAACCGTTCATTAAAATCGATTCAGAATTAGGTAAAAAAGTAGGGTTAATACACCAGTGGTTCGATAACGCAACAATATGGGACGGCAGACCTAAGGCGCTGTATGTAACTCAGTTAAGACCGGTAGAAGGAAAGTCAAAAGACGCTTATAAGCTATTCCTGCAACTGGCTGATATGATTTATACGCCCGTAGAATTAACTGCGCCAGTCCCTGAATTAAGAAAAATAGCTGAGGAATTCGGCTATGAAGCGTATGTGGACGTAGCTGGCACGCCTTATATGAGCAACGAAAACTCAAAGCTTCTTAAATACTTTAAGACCAACGTACAGCAGAATAAGCCCAATCAAGACTGATATTATCATATCTTTTTTATCTTTTTCTAGCTCCAGATTGTGCTTTTCCCCTTCGCATACTTTTAATTGGGTCTCTACCAAAGAACTTATAACCGCTATCTGGTTTTTGATATAATCCGTCTGACATTCCGGCGGTAACGCCTTAGATAGCGCAGAAATCGATTCTTTTGCCGTGTCAGCAACAGAAACGCTTGCGGGCTTAGTACTACAGCCTACAACCAATAAAGCCACTAGAATCGCGAATATATGCTTCATTTTAATGCCTCCAAACTTTTATAGACCTTTATAACATTAAACTTAACCCTGTGCAAGTTCCATGCGTGGATTAAGTTTGCTAGCAAAACGTAACCATGCGTCTTCCAGTATTCTGGTGTGTGGTCTTGCTTGCAGGTGTTACACCATTTGTGTGCAGGCACACAATTACTTGAATCTGTTTTCCCGCCTTTTGACCGGGGGACATAATGTTCTACATTTAAGTCCTTCCGGGATTCAATAAGGCACCCGCATAAGGCGCAGTAAAGTTCCCGGTTTTTCAACCGGACCAGCCACGCCCGTCTAAGTGCCTTCGTTGTATCCATAACAAAAGCCGGTTTACGCACACCACCGGCGGGGTGCCCTAAGCGCGGAGAATACGCTTGCGTTTTTACCGCAGTGTGGGCAACCGTGCGGCTCGGCCTATGATGGGGTCTGGAACCCTTTGCCCAAACTATTTGTGGACAGCCTCCGCTATTGCACTAACGCCAGCGGCGTGGTCCACTATATATGCCACAGATAACCCACCACATATCAAGAACAGTATCAAGATAACCTTCCCAAACCAAGAACCAACAAACCGCTGAAAAGCATCCATAACGGCAGCTTTTTGCTCAACTTGTTCTACATCTAGTTTCTCAGTAATTTGGTCCACCTTCTTTAAGATTTCGGCTTCAGCCATTTCCATAGCCGTTAACCGCCTTCCGTGGTCATCGATTTTATTATCGATGATGTTCATTTTGGTGTCCAACTTCTCTATCTCGTCCACTATCAACTCCATTGCGTCGTGTGTTCCCTCAGTCATGTTCCCTGGGTCTGTAGGCATGCGATTTAATTTACGCCGCGTTTTTTCACACATTTTTTATATCCTTTATTATGCGTCTTTGACCCATGTTGTTGTTACTGTGCCATCAGCAGCCACCGTTAATTTTAAGGTATATGTACCTGTTTCGGTCGGTGGTGTGGCAACAACCATCGTCCCACCTGTTGTTGGGATTGCTATGTTTGCACCGTTGTTTATTCTGTTCACATACAGAGTTCTCCAGCTAGACACGACATTACCTAAGTCAAACGCTCCGTTGTTCTCCGGAACAAGCCCAGTATAGGTAATTCCGCACACGGCTGTTCCGGATGTTCCATAATGGAACCGTGGACCAGTCTCGTTTCTAAAGGAGATTCTGTTGTGCCCATTCCACTTCAACACACTTGCGCCAGCAGAACCTTCTCCAGTGAAGTTTATTGCTCCAGGCAAGTCTCCGCCGTTCTTGCTCAAGAACTGCTGCTTATTCAGCAACCGGCACCCCGTGAAGCACAGACGCGTCAAGGAACCGTCAGTGAATATACATTTCGCAATCCGCACTGCGTTTGCCGCACGCCATACGTTTCCTGTATCATTGCTCTTGAACTTCCATTCTGTGCCGTTCCACCATGCGGCATAACCTGTCGTGCCGTCTTCAGGTTCAGATGTTTGAAAGAACACGTCAGTTGCTTCCAGTACTTCGCCGTTAGCCAGGAACAATGTACAGTTTATGGTCGATTGGATATCATACGTTATGTTAGATGCATTGGTAGTCAGCCCCTGTACACCTGGTACGTCCAGTACCAACCCAGCCGGAATTTTGACCTGATTGCCCGTTATGATTGACGGTAGCCCTGAAACCGTTTCATCAACGATTCCATATCTAGTTGCGTAATCGCCTTCCAGACCGTTATCATCTGTGCCCCCAGAACCACCGCCTGCATCAACCCATGCCATGCCTGTGTCAGTCTTGGACAGGACTTGTCCTGTTGTGCCAGCAGTGGCTAGACGTTCTGATGGGATTGCCCCATCTTTGCCAAGCAATTTGTAATTACCTATGGCTTCGCCCAAAGAATTAAAACTTACATATAGTGAGTGGTCTTCTGTGTTTTCTGCATTTCCAATCTGAATAGCGCATCTTGCGGACGCTTTTGCTGCACCACCATCTGTGCTAGAGCCTATAGCAATAGCATATTGGTCTGCTGTTGCGCCCTCGCCAATGGCAGTCCCACCCGACATTGACGTTACTTGCGCTCCTCTGCCAATAGCCGTGCCACTGGCGAGGGCGCCTCTGAGAATGGAGGCACGTTCGCCTATTGCGACACCAGACCCACCTTGCGCATTGGGGCCTATTGCAACACCGAAGTTGGAATTAGAATTGTTGGTCAACGCTTCCTTATCGCTCCACGTTGCATTGGTTCCGTCTGTCTGTAAGAACCCCGTATGACCAGTCTGGTCAGGTAAACCTGAGTCCGATGGAATGTCTTCCATGGTTGCTAACTGGTTGGTAGCCGATGCTTTTTCAGGTATCTTCTCTTCAATCGTAGATACTTGTTCGCCCAGCGCACTTTCGTCATTTTTTAAGGTCTGCAAGTGCTCGGTAACCGTTGCTGTAACAGGGGCACCCGTGCCAGACAAAGTTGCCTGAATATCTGCGCCGGTTAATGTAACGTCACCCTTTTTGCCGTTGACCGATGTTACTTCAATGTCTTCGAGTAACGCAAGGGTACCAGCTTTTCTCGGCACACCTATATAATCACCATTGTATATTTGATTAGTGTACACCGTTTGCCATACATTGAAAGTATTTCCCAATGACCGCCTATAAGAGCCGATGGGGGCAGGACTCCCATCAAACAGAACGTCGCCTGTCACTTCCAGGCCGCCCCGGGCGGCCTGGATTTGCCCATTTTTTGTGCCACTTGCTGTAGCAAATGAAAGCGCACCTGTTATTTGGCCTCCTGCCAAAGGTAAGTAGGTGTTAGCTGCATCCGTCTTAGTTAAGAACACTGCTGTATCTACAGCAGAACCGAATTTATCCCATTTGGTGCCATCCCATGCAACGTTTTCATCTGTGGACGTAATGTTCCATACGTCACCAATTACATTGCCTTCAGCAGGCAAGTCCGTTTCCGTCTCAACGGAACCCTTATAACGCAGAACACCCTGCAAATCCTGCAAGGCCTTTTCCAGCTCCTTCTTGAAGGCTTCCATATCAGCCAGACCAGCGTTCAGCTGTTCTATCAACTTATTCGCTGCGTCAGGGTTATATAAATACAACAGGTCCAACTGTGCCTGTATGCCCTGTGGCGGAAAATTTGGAATTGTAGGATTAGGCATTAAACACTCCCTTTGTCACAATCAACGTGTCAGTCCGTAGCACAACTTCAGCACCGCTGTCATAAAATAGTTTTAACGCTATTTCATATTTACCAGCCGCTAACTTGGCGGTTTCCTCGGCGGTTAATTCAAAATACAGAAGGTTGGAAGCTGGATGTACCAGTTCTTTAGTTATCAGTGCTTTTTTATCGGAATCATAGACACTCTTCTTAACCATTATTCTGGCGGTTATAAACGATAAGTCAATTTGCTCGCCCTGCCCGCCTTCGCGTACAATCGAGTATGTTAATCCTTGAGTCGTAGCAGTCGTTAATTTTATTATCATTTATGTGGTCCTCGTATCTATTATAGCGTCGTTTTTACGCTTTATCCAGCACGCGTTCTAGATAACACCAACCGTCTGAACCGTTGCTAGATGGTCTTCCACCGCCACCCCATGATGTATCAGAATGCTTCCCACCCCATGGGTCTATACTATTTGTTGGCGTTGTTTTGTGGTTAAATGCACTAGGCGGAATCTCATCTTGGAAACTTATTCCAGTCGCACCACCGCCTGCATCTAACGAACCGCCGGCACCGCCACCACCGCCTCCACCACGGCGTTTATAACCAGAATCGTCGTTATCTTTTCCACCTCCGCCGCCTCCACCAGAAGCACCGCCGCCGTGTTGCCCCGCACCACCACCAGCACGGTATCCAGCGCCGCCCGCGGCAGAATATATTTGATTAAAGCCGGGCAAGTCTATATAACCTGTAGTTCCCGCTTCGCCATGCGGGTCATTGTTGCCATATGAACTAAGCCCAGCAGCTCCACCGGGTTTTCCAGGCCTTGAAGTAATAGTATATGTGCTGCCATTCGTGGTCAAATGATAGTAACCTCCACCACCGCCTCCACCAGAACCAGAAGCAGAACGGCCCGATTGACCGGCGCCACCGCCGCCGCCACCGCCTCCACCACCGGTCGCAAAATACACATAGTTAGCTCCGACTTCATGCCAAATATTTAATTCATGTTTTACTTTATATGTTAACCCACCTAGTGTTATCTCTTCATCGTGGCTCTTAACAGAACCAATCAAACCAGAACTTGGTGCAGAAAGGTTATTTATTTCATCAATGGTGTACATTCTTACGTTAGCGCCAATAACCGCCGCCGCACCTGCCTTTGTATATAAAACAGAATCGCCCGCCTGCCAACCTATATAATCTGCGTATGCAGTAGGAACGTTAATTTGTGCTACAGAAGGGTAGCCGCCGCCGCCGCCACGGCCACCAGCTGGGCCATTACCATTACGGCCACCAATGCCACCACGCCCAGCAGCTCCACCATTACCTGTCGCAAGTCCGCCGCTGCCGACATAAAAAGAACATGTCGCAGGGCGCGGTATTCTAACTATATAATAGGCGGTTGCACCAACTGCGCCAGCCCCGCCAGCAGCACCGGGATACGGGGAATCATAAGCAGCATCGCCGCCCTTTGTGCCACCAGCGCCCCCGGCACCATTCAAATATAATTTGTAAACCCCAGCAGGAAGAGACTGCGTATAATTACCTGTGGTCGCCCATACGTTATTCGTAAATCTAAACTGCGATTGAATTAGAATCTTTCTGCTTAACTGCATGTTAGCCGACCTTTATTATACGAATCCAACCGGCACCACCAGTGCCGCCATTAGTGTTGCCGCCAGAGCCAAATCTTGCACTTCCGCCAGCAACACTGTTCCCCCATGGGTCAACCGAACCGGGCGGTGTGCTTGACGCGTTCCAGCCATTGCCACCAGAACCATTGCCACCTTCCCCACCAAAGCCGCCAAAGCCGTACCAATTCCCCGGTGCTCCACCACCGCCACCACCGCCGCGTGCACCTGAATGGTTGCCAGAACCATAGCCACCGCCTCCACCACCGGCCCCTTAACCTAAACCACCGGCACCGCCTTTAGCTGCATCCCAGGTCCCGTTATTACCGGCACCGCCTCCACCACCACGTTGAACGGTATCATAATAACCTGTATTGGTCCCTGGGTTGCCGGGGTATGGCCCATAACGGCCAGAACCGGAATTTCCACCACGCCCACCAGGATAGTTTATATAAGCATCTTTCTGTACGTCATATTCGTACAAACCTCCGCCGCCGCCACCACCAGCACCTTGGCTGTAACGGCCAGTATTGGCGAAACCGCCTCCACCGCCTCCACCGCCGCCGCCTCTGGCATATACGCCAATGTTATCAGGCCCATAAACCAGGTCGCCAGTTACATGTGTAAAATATAAATTGGCTCTTTCAGACGGGGGGAACCAAGTAATTGTTGGACGCCCCCCGTCACCGCCAGCACCACCATTGCCATTTCCACTTCCGCCAGCACCACCATTGCCTTGGCCGACGCCGCCTGTGCCTACCGTTATAGTAAACGGAGTTAACATGGGACGTTTCACAAGTAGCTGGTATACGCCGCGGAATCCGTTGCCACCGGCACCACCAGCTCTACCTGCGTTATAACCGCCAGCACCACCACCACCACACATGGATATTTGGTATAAACCCTGTGGTAGTAGTAACTTATAAGTCCCTACGTTTACTTGAATCCACTCAGTAAACTTAGATTGCTCTTGTAAGTGAAGTTTTTTAATCAGAAACATGGCTCAAGCCTTAATAGGTTGTGGTTAGGTACCCTCCAATCCATTTACCGCTTACGTATTCAAATATTATATTGTACGCGTTTCCTGCAACCCACGTCGGCGCAGCGCCCCACCATTTGACGGTTGAATCAAATGTCAGCCCTTGCATGCCGTTCTGGTGTATATATTTGATTTCCAGCTGGTTAATCTGGTCTGGCAACGTAGGGGGCATACGAACTTGTATGGCGTGGTCTGTACGGCCTGTTACCAACGTAGCTGCGTTATTCTGTGCAGTAAACGAATCGTCTGCTGTTTTTTCTGGCATAGGTATATATGCACCAGAACCACCACCAGTCTGGCCCGAAGCTTCAGTAAAGCCAGCCAATGCTTGCGGAACCTGCCCAACAGAAGCAAAGTTATTGGTATCAACCAAGTCATTCGTTCCAACCTTAACAATTAAGGTCTGGCCTAAATATATGCAACGTGAAGCCACAGAGCCGCCAACCACGTCACCACCAGGCGCGCGCTTGTTCAATTCATACTGCAGGCTGTAGATTGCATTACGCGCATCTTCCACGGTATCAAATACGTTAGTATATAGCCCGTTCTCTAAAAGCCCCATTGCCGGAATCATTAACGTCTGGCCAGAAGGCGCAATACATGGAACAATGCAGATAAACTTACCATATTGTGCCTGTGGAATTTCTGCCCACTGGTGGTTAGTCATATCATATATATGCGTCGTATCAACGTTTGTCTCTGTTGGTGCGTTCGCATCGTATGTCGGATACATGTACTTATATGTAAACGGGTCTTTGCTCGGAAACATTTTAATAGACGGTGCTTGCGGGTTTTCAGCAAAGTTAATACCTTCACTTAGAATCTCTACTGCACCAATCTTTAATTGCAGCCCTTCTTTCGGAACAACTAAGCCACCCTTACGTGTCGGTGTAGGGCTTTCACGTCTTTCCTGTGAAGTTACCTGCAACCAAGGCGAAAACTGCCACGAATCTGCTTGAAAACTCCCATTCAAAACGAAAGCTGAGCCCAAATAGCACTTACTATCGCCGTCTACTGCCAGCACAGGCGTTGGACTATGGCTTAAAGTACCTTGTGGAGTTACATAGATATAGACCGGGCCCTCTTCCCATGTGCTGTTAGCGGTTAAAGTCTGGGCCGGCAACGTAGCATAACGCATGTCGTTCTGCGTATTCCCGTAATACACGCTCTGATTAAACGAAAAGTGCATTTCGGGGAAACGAATTTCAGCGCCTACCTGTTCTGGATATGAATCAGCATTTTCATAAACCAAACCAGTCAACAAGAATCCCGACTTCATTTTGGTTTTGAAAAGCGTATCCAACTGTGTAGAATCTGCCGTGTTATAACTGTTGTTCGGAGTAATATCTTGTCCTTTCAACGCATTAACTATTTCATCGCAAACGACCTTAAGGTCGCGGTCAGACCAATTCCCATACGTATTAACGTCTTCAGCCATAGCAACCGTATTCGGTATCATACCAGTACGGAAGTCCGCTTCAGTTCTTTCCGGGTCCTGTTTTCCTGCTTGTGCAAAAACACTATCCTTAATAATCATATTGTTTCCTCTTTATTGACCGGTTACCGGTATGTAATTAAACGAATAGCTTATTCCTGAAGGCTTGCCCAAGAACTGATTATCGTACTTCTCTATGTTGTACATGATGTTCAGAACTTCTATTGGTGCAGTGATGTTTATAGTGAAGTTCATGAAGCCCTCACTTACAGTCACTTCATACTGTTTACCTTCTAACAATATAGCCATGGCTTCTTTTATCAGGCCCAGCGTATAGTTCTTGCCGTTTATGTACGCCTTCATTTTTATGAACTGACGATATATCTCAGCATTTAAGTCTTTAAACTCGCCAGTCCATTTCTTATCTGTAGACCATTTGTCTATGTCGTATACTAAGCCATCAGTAACCGCGCCCCAAGTCCCACGAAGGCCCCACATACGGCCAAAATATAACAAGCCCTTCCCGGCTAATTGGTCTACATCAAATATCTGTTCAAGCCCTAAAGGTGAGGCCCTGGATACAATAGGGAACAGGCCGTCGTATAATTTCTTAAACGTGCCTGTCTGCTGAAGATACCAAGGGTAATTTTGGTTATCAAACAACTTAAACTCCTATTGATATATCACTTGTAGCCAGGGTCGCGTACTGTCGTTTATCTATTGGGAAGTTTGCGCCAATTACCCAGCCTTCATCATAAAGTTTCCAGCGCGGGTCTATAGTTGGGTTTTCATCCGGGGTGCCTGTGGCAATATAGAATTGCCCTTCAAACCGAACGATATCGCCCGCCTTATACTCTGTATCTGGTTTATAATCAGGTGCGTCCGGCAGTTCGCGAATTTTCAAAGACAGTACGTCAAAATTCGGGTCTGCGGTTAACGGTGCCATAAGGCGGGAGAAGGATACGTCGTCACCTATTTCTAGGCCATCTACATAAGCCTTCATTGCAAGCTTTATGCTTGCAGCACCGCTTAAGTCTATGTAGCCTGTGGCTTCCGGGGTTCCAACTTGCACAGCAACCTGGATTTTAACTTCATCTGGAATTGTGAATTTTATAGTTTTCTGGTCGCCGAACAAATCCAAAACATCAACCGTCGTGTTCCCTGCCGTGGGCGAGCCAGGAACCTTATTGTTCACTATGGCAGTAGCAACAGTCTCCTTAAAGATTTCCATGTCTACGCCAGCCTTGGGCACCGCCATCCATTCTGTACAAAACGCTGGCAAAGGCCCAACAGGTTCTGCTTCGTCATTGTATTCATGACCTACCGCTTTTACCAACTGCGAATCCATTATCTTGTTCTCAACGAACGCTATGGTGTTGTTGGCAACAGGATATTCTCTACGAAGTCTCTGTCTATATTCCAAGTCCGATTCACGGTCTTGTCCGTCTATCAGACCTGTTATTTCTATATCCTGAATCTGTGCTATCCCTGTTGTTTGCATCTTACCACCAATGGCAGCACTCGAATTGCCAGATTCCGAATAAGAAAGGTTTATTGTTGCTTTAGGCGTGGAAATTGTAGTTCCGGTTTCGGCAACGAACGTTCCTTCCCCGCTGACAAGCGTAAATAAATGCCCCTGTGGTATGGTAAATGGCGCCGCGGTAGAAGCCCTGCTGGTAATAACAACTTTGGCTATTTGGGGCGTTCCTAGGCCGCGTGGCACGCCGCGCATGTTACCCATTAAATCAAGGAATACGCCGCTTGCCGTATTAGGATTCATGCGAGCAAACGCCTCTATTCCATCCATGTCTGTGTTGTACAACAGCTCGGCTATTCTGGTTATCAGAATACCTTGTGGCAACGTATCATCTAACAAAAAGTCTTCGCCAAAAGCGGCTACAAACAACTTTTGTAACTCTTCTTTATATTTTGCCTCACTCGTAGCTACGAAACCGGCATCTGACCAATATCCCACGTTAACTCCTTTTCAATTTATTATACCAGTCTTAAACAGGTAGCTCAAATAATTTATCGTAGTCTATATCCCCATAAGCACTACGAATTCTGAAGTAAAACCGCATGGCGTTGGTGCGCTTATCAAACGTTCCTGTTTTGTATTCTATCGATTCAACGCCTTCAACGGCTGTAATCACTCTGCTTATCTCCTGAATCTTCATGCTGATAGGTGTGTTTGAAAATATGATACCAAAATAGTCTACACCCAGTGAGCTGTCGTCTAGTTCGCCTTTAACAACCTGAAGTGCAGCATCTATGCGCACGCGCAATGCTTCTAGTTCTGAATCCATTTGTATTTGGCCGTACTGCAATGTAAGGTCATTGTTTTTATCTAAATTCCATGTCTTCATTTCGGTGCCTCTACTGTTACGGTTCCAACCCCGCCAGTCCCTACTGTTGCTGTAGTGGTTGCGGGGTGTGTATGGGTTTTAAGGCTTATTCCGCCGCCTATTACATCTGTTTCACTTTTAATGTCTTTTGTAGCTGAAATAGTTCCATCTACGTTGACTTCGCCTGTCACGGATATGTTGCCCGTAACGTTAATATCGCCAGTAACAGTTATACCCTTTTCTGCGTTAATATTAAGCGTCTGGGCAGTCGTTGTTATATCTACGGTAGGCTCTTCCTCTGAACCTTCCTCTGCGGGCTTGTCGGTTATTATAATGCTAGCATTGGCGGATTTAATTACCAACTGGCTATTATCTATAGGGTAATCTTTTGAAGCGTTCTGGTTGTTCGGTATGAAAGGAACAAACACACAACTCTGCTTCAAGAAATGCGTATCCGACCATGGAACACTCATACTTCCATTTTCTATCCAATCACGTATGTCGTTTGTAAATACTTCTATATATCCTGTATCACCAGGAACGGGGCAACATTGAATCTCAAACTGTCCCCAACGTAATTGTTTTACAGGTACGCCTAAAATTGAATCCGGAACGGTTAATGCAACAGCTACGATTTCTCCGAAATCATTTGCTACGGTTAAACCGCTGTACGGAACTGATGTGAACTCAAATGTATCTTGTACTAGGTCAACAGTTTGCGTTTCTGGATGGAATGCGGTCACACGCATAATATAATGCGTCTTAATCAAAAACTTAGAAGCTATTGCTGCCTTCGGTGTTTCTATCATTCTTTTTTCTCGCTTTTGAAGTTAATCCCGGCCTGTGCAGGAATGGTCTTTACGGTTGTAAACCAAGCGTTCCCGTGCGTAGAAATTTCGTGCTTTGCGTTAATTATCGGAAAACCGATATTAAACATGTAGCCGTTTCCTGTGGCCACTTGTTTTGCGTGTTGTATTGCGTACAGCGCTGAAGTTCTTGCTCCGTAAATATTAAACCCTGCATAAGAGCTTATTTTGCCGGCAGGTGCAAGCCAATCACGCAACCCAATTCCTGCCTTGGTGGTTAAATCGTCAAACTCGCCACCTATAGATTCATCTAATATTAAAGCTAAGCGTACAGGCGGTATACAGCTTTTGTTTAAGAACATTTTTATGTTTAAGCTGCCGTCTGCACCTACCGTTGGTAGGTTAATAAGGTTTTGAAAGTTGACTATCTTAATCTCAGCGTTACTACCCTTGGTATATTGCGACCACTGCCCTGTAGGGTATATGAAATAAACAACTGCGCCCTTTTCATAATTATAGTCTACCATCCACGCAACATCTGCGTCTTTATAGTTGCATAGGTCGTTGAGCATGTCGTTAATAAATGCACCATGGGTATAAAACTGCCTCATGTCTATCCGCGACAGGCGGGCCGCCAATTTAGGGTCTCTACTGTCTTTATCAGCCGGCGTTTTAAGATAAATTATTCTAAACCAATCTTGCCGCTCTCTGTCTGCTTCCGTTACTGGTAAGCGCGGTAGTTGTATGTCGCCAGACGCAGTGGGTGCAAATGTCTTTTGAAGCCCCAAAGTATTAACCGCATTCGCTACTGCGCTATTTTCATAACCAGGGTTTGGTTTATCAGGATGCCAGAAACGAACCAGCCTTGCGGCCATGGCTGTCCACCCCGCCGCGTATTCCCCGCTCCTATGTAGTTTGTCATCTTCGGTAAGAAGATAAAATTTTTCCTTATCTTCTTTGGTATATTTACCGCCTAAGCTCTCTACAATAGCCTTGCTGCTTATTTGACCAGCGTCAAAGTCATGACAATATAGTTTTGTTATTTGGTCATTACCTTTTAAGTAATTAAGCGAATTATTTATATAACCTTCAAATATAGGCGAACTTCCGTAGTCAGCAAACTTTCCTTCATGGTTCCAGTAACCGCAATCTATACGAACACGCGGCTTGCTATCGTAGTACCGTTTTAGCGCCTTAGATTCGCCAACGTTTACGTCATTTTCAATATCTTTTTGCCATGTGTTTACATCATGCGTAAAATCTTGAATAAACTGAGTGTGGCGCGCAAGCGCTGTATCTACTTCAGAACCAACGTTATACAGCGTTATCTCTGCAGTAAAGCCAGGGCGGCCGTTCTGCCGCTTAGGAATAACAATATCGTTTATTGTTGCTTCAATTCTAGCACACAGGCGTTCGTCTTTTAGTGGGGCGTATTCTAGTGCTAACAATGTTCCGTTTTCACGGTTTCCATAATATATGGTTACCTTTACAACACGGTCAAAATTAAAGTCGCGGTCTTGTTTTATAACATCACCGTTCTTTACTGTTATGGAAGGTAAAATCATTCTGCGACCTCCAGAAGCGACAATCTAGAGCCTAATTCATTATAAGGTTCATAGAAAACTTTACCTGATATCTGGTCTATTATTCCTAAAGAATAATCAGTAAAACCTTTAAGCGGGAACGTATCCGGGTCTAAGGCTATGCCTGCATAAACAATGTTCCCATCACGATATAAATCGTAATACCAACGTTTGTAGTAAGGGTCAAAGAATATGTTCGCAGTATAGCCATTCAACAGAGTCAGTTGCTGCGGTTCTGAAGATACAACTAATTCACTTACAGTCATAGCGTCCTCACTATATCAGTTCTTTCAATTTCTTTGCTGCGTCTTTAGTCCAGCCAGCGCGTTCCTTTGCTACGCCCTTTCTGGTAGGCTGCTTACCCAAACCATCGCTCAAAGGACTATACAAAATCATTTCCTGAAAATCAATCGTGCAATATAGCATATCCATAGTATCTGGTCTCGTCTGTGGCCTGATACTTTTAATAAGCATGTTATCATATATACCATGCGGCGTATATACTTGGAATGGCTTTGCGTTTTCCATAAGGAAACGAAGTTTGTATAGCGCGTATTGTGCACGCGTATTTCCATCGTATGCCAACAGATTTTTTGCCCCATCTAACAGTCCCGTAGGGTCTAATGCAGACACTGCGTCAGCTATCGTATCTCCTATGTCGTCGTTCAAATAATTAGACACAAATACTGTCATGGTTAATTTTGCAGGTTCGCGAAATCTGTTGTCGATAACCTGGTCGGCACGGAACAAAACAGGGTTGCTTGAGAAGCTTATGTTAAACGTCCCGTCAGCTTCTCCAATCCCGTCTATAATTATCCCTTCTTGTTCGTATTCTTTAGATTTACTTACCGCGCGAACTAGGCCTTTTACTTCATCGGGCGCCCACCAAGAACCCCACGTTCCGCTCAGTTCGCCCGCTTCTTTTTCTATTGCCCCTATACGATACATGGGCGCACGTTGACCACGCGCGTTTTCTATTGTGTCTGTTATATCTTTAATAGACGATATAGTCTGATTGGCCGCATTATAAAGGTTTCCGGTTGCGACAGCAAAACGGCCATCTTTTGTTCCAACATAAGAATGGTTTCGTTTGTCTAGAGCATCCCATTGGTCTGAACGCCATAGTCTTTCGCCTATTTTAGAGCTTGAAGTTAATGCACCGTTTAAGTTTGTTGGATTAAGGTAAGGACTCAGTGCCATTATAAATTCCCCGCTGCAAAGGATACATAGTCACCAATATCTGCATCTGTGTATATCGGCGACACGGTAGCCACTTGTTCATTGTTAATATAAATGTTTAATTCACGTTTAACTTTGTTATCTTTTGCATCTATTAAATCTTTTATCCCGTCTAACTGGGCGGCGTTTTTGCCGCGCCATAGGCTGCCAGCAGGGTCGTAACCTAAGTTGCCCATTATTTGTTTTGCCGAATTATAGTATTCGCTTTCAGGCCCCAGATTATGGTCATAATCATAACGTGAAATCGAAGCCGCGGCTCTTCGTACCTGATTTACCGTTTCTTTGCGGTTCTCTTTGCCTTCTATGAACTGGGCACTTATTAACGCGCCCGTGTGTGGACTGACCTGGCTTGTTACCCATGCGGCAGCACGAGTTCCCTCACCAAGCAACCTTGTGCCTAATGCAGGTGTTCTTGCCAATGCGACCATATCAGATGGCACTCCAGCCAAACGGGCTGCGTATTGGGCCAGCCCTGGGTCCATTCCATCTAGGTCTGCTGTTAATGCAGCAATTTGTTGCTCCGGCGATTCGCCACCCATAACGCTAGCATAATAGTTGGGAAGCATAGTCATACCCAACATTTGTGATTCACTTATGCCACCGAACGCCATAGCTGCAGCAAATTCCTGTGAATTAGCAGCCATCTGTTCTACAGAAGCCGCACTTACCATACCACCAGTGGTAGCTTCGGCCATTTTTGCAAACTGCCAACCGCCACCCTGTGTTGCAGGGTATAATGCGCTATAGCGCGCCATTTGCGTTACATCACTTTTAGCCTTCCTTGATGCGGCTTGGTCACGATTAAATATACCGCCAATCCAGGTGCCAAGGGTTCCGCCAGCCATTGCGCCTAACACTGTCCCACCAGGACCAAGCACTGACCCTAATGCGCCACCAATAATTGCGCCCAACGCGCCTCCGGCATATTGTGCAACATCTGCAGCAGTCTTACGCAAATAAGTAAACGGCGTTTGCGATTCATAATAGCCCGCAGCTATGTTGCTTAATTTGTTGCCAAAAGCGATACCAGTCGCACCAGCAGCTAAATAACCACCAACTTTTTTTATTCCGTCTCGTATTCTGTCAGAGTTGTCTGCAATCTTTTTTATGCGTTTCTGGTATTCGGCTTCATCAAACTTGCCCCACATGCCGGCAGATAACCGTGCTCGACGAGCTTCGTTTAACTGATAACGGAGTGCCGACCTCGCGTAGGCTTTGTCGTCCTTTGAACCTTCCCCGTATACGCCTTCGCCCGCAACAAATTTATTAAATTCTTGTCTCGCTTCCCAGGAAGTGGTTATTGCGCGTTTTCGCGCATCTATTAAATTTTGGCCAATGCTTAATTCACGGTCTATTGCACGTTCTGAAGCGCTTGTTTCCCTTTGTAATCTACGCAAATTAGCAGCATCGGCTCTTTGTTGTTCGCGAGCTTCTTGTTCTTGTTTGCGCCTTTCAACCAATGCTTGAGTAGCCGTTGGCAAATCCCCCGTCCCTTTTAGTAAGGTACGGTACATGTTCGTTATAGCGTTAAGCTGTTCTGTGGTAGAAGATATGCCCATTAAGGCTTCGTTAGAAAGCCCTGGGGTGCGTTTAAGCGCGTTTAAGTGCTGGCGGCCTACCAGTGCTGCCGATAACGCTTCAGCTTTGTTTGGGCTATTTATTATATCTAACAGGCTTTGAAATTCCTGCAAGGAATAAAGCCCCTTGCTGGCCGCCATGCTTTCTTTTGTAATGTTGTCCATGCGTGCACCACTTTTGATGGCTTCACGCACCATGGCGGAAATTTCAGCACGGGCTTTATCTAGGCCTTGTACGCTTACTATGTTCAAACCTGCATCAATGGTTGCATCTACCGGGTTCATTGCTTTAAGGCCTTCTTTCTTTTTAGTTCTTTTATCTCTTTAATCTGTTCGTTGTTTTTAAGAACTATCAGTTCGTTCATAACAAACAAATCGTAAAGATTAAGCGTCCCATTTTTAAGGTCTGCATAACTAATTAGTCCTTCTAGAACAGGGTTCAAGAAAAACCAATCTAAGTATTCCGGGGTCGACTCCTTTACAGGTTTGCTACTGCCGCCGTCATGAAGTCGCTCAACGACTTGTCGGCCCCTTGGGATAAAGGGAGTAACAGCCCATCCATATACGCTGTCTTCATGACTTCAACTTCCCCGTATTCCAAGGCATCCAGCCGGAAGGGCTGATTGTTGCAGCGCGTGTTCTCTGCAATAAGCTTCAGCAAAACCTCTTCATCTTCATAGCTCTGCGTTTTAAGGTACGTGTCACGCGCATGAACCAAACGCTTCTGTGCCATTACCGAATGTGGTAGCGTCATCAACCACGTTTTATCATTGTGCGCATACACAAAGCTAGAAGGAATGTCCCCAGTTTTTTGTGCCGCGTCTACGCGCTGCAGAATCGTTTGTATATATTGCTCTGCAACTGTAGCAGGCTGTTTGACTTCTTTAGTTTCTTTTTCCAGACTTTTCATATTTTCCTCCATTATTAGTCGTCGTTCTCTGTACCTATAACGTCAACAAGGTTAACGTTAGTGTACTTATCCGGCGAACCATCGTACTGTATGTTACCGCCACGGTCTTGCATCGGCTCAAGTGCATACTTATTGGACCATGCCTGGTATGCACCAGATTCATAAACTGCGCCAGAAGTCTTAAAGGTTATTTCAAAGTCACCTGCAGCACCAGCACCAGCTTCCAAACCAGAGAAGTTGACCAAGAACGCCTGACCAGCAGTCAGCTGTTCATTCAAAGTGTCAACCTGACCCGGCTTATCAGAAGGACCGAAGTTACGGTTACGGTATTTCAGACTTACCACAGTAATATTACCATTCAGGATTTCCTGAATCAGGTATGTACCCTTACAGTAATCCAACGAATGCCGCAGGAAGCGAATTGTAACAGTCCAGTTCTTAACCTTATAGGACTTGTTCGCCAACAGCTGACCGGTAGAACCCTCAACAACGTTCATTACGTTCCCGTCGTTACCCGGCTGCAGCAAAATTGCAACATCGTTCGGCCCTAAGTTCTTGGCAGACAACGTACCCATCGGGGTGCGAATTTCCAAATCCACCAAGCCTATATCATTAAAAGCACCATCGAAATTCATTGTTTACTCCTTATCGTTTCAGCGTGTTGCTTATTACGACTTTCTTAGCCGAACCAGCCAACAGCCCACTACATTCAATGTTTTCCCACAGGCCATTCGCTTTCGCTACACCAGTCGGAATCGGAATCGAAATCTTGTAGCCAGAAGCCGGGTACGCTTCGCCATCCAGCGAAACACCACCTGCAATAACACCTGCCGAAGACAGTTGCTGGAAGCCCAGTTCTATAGCCGAAGCCAAAATTACCGCACCGTCGTTATTCATGGGTACACGCGGGTTAATCTGCAGAGCGTTGAACACACTCATCGTAATGGTATAGTTCAGATAATCTGCAGATATGAAATCTGACATGTCGTCGCCAGACGGCGTATTACCACGTTCCCAAGCAGGCAGACCAACAATTTTAATATTCGCGTAAACGTTTGTGTTCTTGGAATCCAAGTTATCAAACGCTTCCGTAGGCAGAACAGTTACAGCCGCATCTGTTAAATCTACAGGCGCAATACCAGAAGCAGCCTTATGCGCTATAGAAGCCATGCGGCGGCTAGAAGTATTAAAGCGGCGTGTCGCCCAGAAGGACGCCAAAGCGGCCCCATAGTATTTGTTCGTGTTCGTCGGGTTGACCCAAACGACCATGGAAGTGTTAATTTCGTTATTACGCGCATACGCAGAAACGGAATCTTTATCGTCTTCCAGTTTCTTGTTAACCGCATCTGCAGAATAATCTTCAATGAACCCCTTGTGTGCCGCTATGTTCTGCGTGGACTGAATTAACGTCAGGGCCACTTTACGTTCGGCATCTGTGAAGTTCGAATCTATTTCAATCAAGTAATAGTCTTCACTCTGCATTAACTTGGTAAAGTTAGTTGTAAACTCTTCTTGCGAAGCGGCACCTATAGTTGCCACAAAGAACGGCGATGTCGGTGCAACACCGTTGTATGTCGTGCCGTAGAATATGGTTGCGGCTTTGGCAGCCTCTGTGTTTGAACCAGCGTTTATCACACCTTCCAAATCTAAATATTTTGTGACAGTTGCGCCAGCTCCGTCTTCGCCTTTCTGGACGAACAAGAAAGCACCCCAATCACGTCTTACATCTGCTGGCGTATCCTGGACCCCTGTGGTCACATCAACAAACCGACGGATGTTTATAACATTAGTAGCCATTTAGTACTCCTATTTTATTAGTTCCGTGCTTATATCCACACTTTGTGGCAAATCCCCTGGCGTCTCTGGTTTTTTTACAAACAAGGTCGGGTCATTAACCAACATTGTATCGATGAAGTTCATTTGAACCTCAAAGCTCACTCTTTCCGTCCAAGTGCCGTTTTCCAAGTCAGATAAGTTTTTCATGGTCGTTATCTGCTCGATTCCCAGCAATCGTCCGTTCTTAGTTACAAACTCATTATACCTGTTATTCTGCAAGTTTGCAATCACGAAGCGCGCAGCATCAAATGCGTCACCTAACTCTTTAGACATTATATTTACTACACATCTAAATGTTCGTAACTCGCTTATAATCTCCCCACCGTATCTATCATAACCAACTGTTCCGCGACCATAACGCTGAGCACGCCAGTTGTTATAGTCGTCTATGCGGAATGTTAATACGGTAGAAGCATGTGGTAGTGGCGAGCCATTCTGACGCTCTGCTATTACGCGTTCGTTTTCAGCTTCGGCAAAACCAAAGTCGATAGCTTGTGGGCCTAACAGGTAAGTCCACATACGGGCTAAATACCGTTCAATATCCTTATAGCGTGTCAATTTGGGTTTACCTCTTCTGTGTTGAAGCGCGACAGGGTTACTTCCCAGTAGCCGTATTCAAACGGCGTACCACGGTTCCATACCCAAGGCAAAACCTTGCGTACATACCAATCACGCTTGTTAAAATGAACCACAACCGCAGTAAGGTTTTGGCTCGGCATCGGTATTTCTTGAAGGGCGTAAATGGTTATAAATTCATTAGTACCATAGTCACCGAAGCCCATAAGTTGCGCTTCATCTGGCGACAAAGGCTGACAGCTCTTCATGGCCTTAAAACGAAACGGTTTCTCCGTCTTAGTGGCCATGCCATCATCATACAGGACTTCCATGGCGGTAATTTTAATAGTGCCGCCCGATATCATCTTATCGCCCATAGCATCGGTAAAGAAACTCATATTTTTCCTTTCTTTCTTACTTCGCGCATCAACCCATCAATTATAGCTTTCTTTTCCTGTGCGTTATTGCCTTCTTTTTTGTTAATCTTAACTACTGGCGTAACCCGTAAATAAAAGCTATCTGAACCTTTTTCGTCACCAACAAGCTCTTCAGCAAACGATATAGATATGTTATATTTGTCACTCATTCTGTCCAACTCTCTATTGCTGAATATGTTTCTCCAGTGTCGACCATTGGCCAGTCAAAACCTTTCCGTTTGGCTACACTTGGTGCATTATGTGTTGGGTCGTTCCCATTACTAGCTGCACCACTATACGCTCGTTGCTTTATAGCATTGCGCTGATTAACTGCCATTTGATTGGCAATCCTGTTCATAATTCTACCAGGCGTCTTTTGGATTCCATACTCCCCCCCAGCGCCAAAGGGTTTTGCTCTTGCATGTATTCTAGTTCTGTCTCCATAAACGTAATCAGTCTTGCCAACACGCTTATTGTAACCAGCAACGGGAGCCTGTATTTGGTCTACTATTATTTTGCGCAAGGCTGCAGAAAAATTAACGTCCCCAACGTTACGCGTTGCATCGTAAACAAACCTACGCGCCGGGACCTTAGTTGAAAAAGCCCCGTGATGGTTTACGCGCGCTTTCTTGGCCGCATTAGAGTTTTTGCGAATACCAGCGCAAGCTGATACGCTTGCCAATGCCTCAACAGCACTTATGAGCTTATCGTTCATTACTGCTTCAAACTTTCTGTTAAAAGAAATGTTAAAGCGCATGTTATTCTCCTGTGCTGCCCCCACGCAAAACTCTTACGCCACCACGCAAATACGGTAACATAAGGTTAAACGCCTTCCGCCCATAGTCGTTGCTTGCCAAGAATTCATAGCTCGGATAGCTTTGGAATAGCTTAGACTCCGCATAAGACACGGACATCTTGCCAACCGTTCTATGAACTACCGGACCAGCGCCACTTCCGCCGCTCATTCCGCCTGCAGCCATCTGTCTATCATAAACCAGAAAGAACATGGTCAGATATAAGAACACCATCTTGCCTTTTTCCTGGCAGAATAACGTCTTGTTGAACTTAAACGAAGCCTCGCCCATAGCACGAAGGATATCTGCATCTAGAATCCAGTCTTCCATATCTATGTTGTCGTCTTCAGACGCTTCCCAATACAAAACTTCAGGGTCTTGCTCAGGAATTGGCGGGTTAACAGCCGGGTCCGTGTAGTTATCGTTCATCTGGGACACCCAAATACCCGGCTTAAAGTTTACAACACGCAAAACCTTAGCCCCTTCAGAATAGGCCGTAGGAGCCTTCCAGACGCGCGCTTCTGGCCACATGGCACAAGTACTAACCTTTTTCCAATAAGGCGCTGTACCGGGCATTATCTCGGTATTTTCTAAGGCCTGCCAGAAGGCTTCGTTATAAAACACGATGGTTCCAGCTTCATAAGCCGTTTCTGGTTCATAAATAACCGTTAAAGGCTTCCAAATAGGCGTTGTATTGCCTTCATCATCGGGTAAAACCGGTTCAATAGGCGAAGTATGGTTTAAATCTATCAAAGATTCGTAAAAAACATTGTCTTGAAAACAAATATCGCCCTTGTCCCACACGGTTTTTACCCATGACGGGAACGGCTGATACTCTACCCCGCTTTCACGCAGGAAAAATAGCTTAAATTCATCTAAAGTTATAACGTAAGGCCATTCCTTGGCGGGGCATAAGTAGTTCATTTCCGTTTCTTTTTTGCTTGGTCTTCAATTTTTACGATTTTAGGGTTCGTTAACAGCAAAAGCTTCGCTTGGTCGTCGGGGAGAATCACTTCCTCGCCTTTTTCCAACCAATGCCCGTTCTGCATGAAAACTTTATTTCCCTCGTTTCTTATTTTTACCGACATTTTTCTTTCCCTTTGCTGCCTCAAAAGTTTGTCCTTCTGCTTCAATTATAGCGTACTCAGTTATTGGTCGCAAGTTTGGAAACAGTTTTATATAACTCTTGTAAATTTCCTCATCAAGATACGTGCTTTGCTGGGGTTTTATAGTCACTATTCGTCCGTTAAAAGACAGCGCTATTATTTCTGTCCCATAATTTTTAACTTCAATCATATTATTACTCCTGAATTAAAAAAGGGGCGGGGCCTTAACCCCAGCCCCCTTAGGCTTCGCCGTGTACATTAGTTTTTCGGAACAGTCATGTACATCATCTGGGCGGGACGGTTTACGAACACATCCGAGAAACGCGAGAACGCGGTGTTCTGGTAGTTCATACCATCAACCGAGGCACCGGTCACAACCGTATATTCATACGGGTTGTATGCACGGATTGTATCGAAGTCTTTGCGATACAGAACGTACTTGTAGTTGCCATCGTTGAATTCCGGTTCGCAGTATACCAGGCCCTTAATCGTGGCGTTCGGGTTACCTGTCGCCTGACGGAACACATCCAGCAAACGCTGATACATGGTCGTAAAGACCGGGTAATCTTCGTTAGTCGCAGTACCCAATGCCATCAAATCAGACATAGGCAGAACTAAGGTATCCGGCATTGCAGTGTAGCCAGAAGCCTTATAGAAGTTCGCAAACACAGTCGACAAGAAGGTTTTGAACTCCACGCCGTTCATCTGCGAAATCGGCTTGGTCAGCGCAGTCGTGGATGTCGGAACTTCCGTCTGGTTCAAGAAGCCCTGGTGGCGTTCGTCACCCAACAGCAACATGCGCTGCACGGAAATATCGTGGTCGACTTTACGCGCACGTTCGCGTTCTGTAACCACGTTATAAACACGGGTTTCCATGGACTGACGCAGTTCAAACAGCGACCAGGAAACCATTTTCGCGAAGTTATTCAGCTTCAGCGCAACAGAACCCAAAGTCGTGCCAACCTGGCCACGGCGTGCGTTGTCAGCATCTACACCACGTTCCCAAGAAGCAATGTCGCCTTCAACGTTGTAGTAAGAACGCAGAACGGTGATGTAATCGTTCCAGCCACCCTGCTGATGGTCAATCGGAATAAACTCTTCCGGGTCAACCTGATAGAACTTCTGACGGGAAACTTCACGTTCCAGCAAAGTCAGCAAAGTAATATCGATATCGGCGTAACCAGCTTCGTTAACCAGGTTTTGGTTACGGTCGATAACGGACAGTTCCGTGGAATTGAACAAATCCTCACGCGCTGTCTCTTTACCGTTAAACAAATATTTCTTTTCCATTTTTGTTACTCCTTATTTACAGCGCAGGCTTCTGAATCAGAACCGGAATCAGCGTGCCACCTGCAGTTGCGGCAACATTAGCCATGGCAATACCGTTACCTTCGCCAGCAGCCGCAGCAACAATGCTACCATCCGTCGGGTCATATTTAACCGCCGCACCAGCCGCAATCGCCGCTTCCGTAACTTCAGAAATGACACCACCGTCGCGCAGGCAAGACAGAATGTCGCCAGCTTTCCAGGTCGCATATTTCGGGTTAAACAGCGCAAACCCAAAGATGGTATCGCCAGCCGCAGCCGCCTTAACCTTCAGTTTGCCTGTAGAGGTCGGGACAATCGCCAAAGCGTCCCCCGGATAAATCGGGTCGGCCTGAGATTTGTCAATCATGACTTCGATAACTTCAGCGTTCAATCCCCAATCCAGATATTCGCCACGCAGACGGTGCGGCGCGAATTGGTTCAAGTTCTGAGTATAGAAGTTAGTCTTTTCTATAGCCATTTTCTTTACTCCTTGTTAGATTCTTACATTGGGAACTTCGACAACCGCAATCTTCGGGTCTTCCGCTAAAGCGTTGTTTAAGTCCTTTTTTAAGTCAGCATCCGTGGCTACGGTTGCCGTCTCTTCAGCTTTATGCTGAACTGTTTCGGTCGCAGTGTCCGCTTCCTTTGCTGCTTCTGAAGCAGCAGTCAATTCAGCGTTCTTTGCTTCCAAATCTGCTATCGTGGTTTTCTGCGCTTCGATTGTATCGTGTGCAGCTTCCAACTCGTTAATCAACTCTTCGATGGTCTTTTCGCCCAACTTCGTGTTGACCAGGATATCTTTATCCAACTCTGTCTTTACTTTTTTCAGTCCGAACATCATATTTTCCTTTTGATTGAACAAAACTCCTTCTGTGACAAAATAATCTTCGTCAGAGTTTCTCCATATCTCTGTCCCATTATACCGCGGATTTTTAACTAACGCAAGATGAAGCATCTCACCACCAATAATCCGCTTCTTGTACTTCACGTTGTTTATGTCACAACCTTCAGTGGTCAAGTCAGCTTTATAAGCGCAAGAAACATACGGCAAGTCACCGTTATCAATCTTGTTTATGGCCTTTTGGTCCCAAATACAGAACTCACAGAACCATTTATCGCTATCTTCGTCGCGCCATGTATTGGTAACCATGCCGACAGCCTTGGTTTTCATGTCGTCCATATCTTCGATATCCTGATGGCCAATCACTACAGGTTTGTTTTTTAATGACCATGCAAACGAATCTAGATTTTCTTTCGGCAACATATATACGCCGTCCTTGTAGCCCACGGGGCCCGCTTCAATAAACTTGCAGCGGAAAGTGGCACCCTGCGGAACGGTATCTTCTGCGAAAGCAGGTACAACACGCGCTTCATTTTCTTTTTCAAAGTAACTCATTATTTACCTCCAAAACCGGGTTTGAACACCTGCTTTGCCATCGGGTCGGCCACAAACTCTTCCTTGTATTCAACCTCAATACCCAACAGGTTCTCTTTGTTAACCGCCTGCTGCCATTCCTTATTGGTTATACGGCCCCAAATGTTAGCTTCATTCAGGTTGGCCAGCTTCAGCGTCTTAATTTTCTCTATCTCATATTCAGTCGTACGAATCAGCGGTTTCCACTCGATATCAAAATCAAGTGTCTTACCCAATACTTTACGGCCCACCACTTCAAGGATACGTATAACACCAGGTTCGCTAGGTATGCGTATCTCAGCTTCAACAGTATCTGCATAAGTTTCACGGTCGGCCTCCCCTGAGTTAAACCCAGCAGGCGAAGTACCATAAAGCTTGTTCATGGTAATTCTAGCATCCGCCGCCATATCAACACGCGAGTCGACTTTCAGGTCAGCAAGCCCGTTGAAGTGGATTTGTTTCTGCTGGTATGTGTCCTCAGAGTCTAACAGCAATGCTTTCATGTAATTCTTAACCATGGAAGCATACTGAACGCGCTTGGTTATCGCGTCCGTAGCATTTTCATCCTGCATTGCATCGTTAAGCCCGTAGAAACTGAATATATCCATCTTTGACTCGTCTAACAGTTCAAAGATAACGTTTTCATTCTTTACGCCCTTGTTCAGCGTACGAACCAGCGGCTCCAGTATAGACATGCCCCAGCCACGGCCTATAGAACGGTACAGGGGCGCAATTTCTTTCCCTTTGAATAAAATTATACGGCTTTTATGTATTTCGTGCCCACGCAGCATAAATGGCCTGTCGCTAAGCCAGTCTACGGCGTTAAATTCCGTAGCATCCACAGACGTGCCGCTTAATTCCCAGTTATCCGTTACATAGAATTCCAACGGCGTGTCCTGGTTTATGTCTTCCAAGCGAAGTTCTGTTCCAGGGTCACGGCCATCCAGAATAACAATACCTGCGCCACCGAACAGACGCTTCCAGAAAAGAGCCTGCTGAAACTTCTGCCAGGTACCATCACGGCGCAGGTATATTTCTATACGGCGAATCTCTTCGCCGCTTATAGCTTCACGGTATTCTTTATCTGTCTTCTTTTTTGCGTCTTCGCTGGCAGATTCTTTTTCCCAGGCTTCACGCTTTTTCAGCTGCTCTATTTCAAAGTCTGGTTCGGCTTTAGTATCCGTCTTCTTGTCATCAGCGTTCCAAAACGAAAATATACGCTTACGCTTGTGTGGTACTTCAGGGACTACAACCTTCTTTTCGTAGCCCACAAACTTTATTCCACCACGGAAAGCATCCAGAACCGGAACTTCAATTAAGCTTTGCACCAAGCCAAACTGCTGGTACAGCATGGACAACAAAGGATAGTTCAATGTAATAAAGCCGTTGCGAACCTGCAACGCCAACGAGGAAATATCATTTATCTTGTTAGGCGAACGCGAACGTCCAAACTGCCCTTGTGTCGGAATTATGCCAGCAACCATTTGCTGCATAGAATTGCTCAGCTTTACGTCTTTAATTCCTGCTTTCTTTTTAGTCGTTGCCATATATCTTAACCTCTGTCTGTTTAAGTATATAAATCTATTTGACTTTTTGCAAGAGTATCTTGTATCATCTAAATATGGAACTGAGTGGTCCTAGTTTCGTAATCGTAAAGAATGGACGGTTAATAAACAAATATGAATTAATCGCTAGAGTTCGTACGCCCAAAGGAATCAAAAGCACTCTTTATTATTTCAATACGCCGGAAGACGCAGAAATCTATAGGCTTTACTTGATTCAGCAACAGGGCGAAAAGGACTTGAACAAACTGATACACTCACCAAGAACCCACATGTGGGAACGAAAAGAGTACGAGGCGTTCAAAGAAAGCATTGACTGGAAAGAATTGCCTGCTAAAGTAAAGAAACTGAAGTTCACGAGCGAAACCGTGTTCGTAGAAATGCGAGGAATAAAATGAACGACGAAATCAAAATACTGACTGCAGCAAACATTGAAGCGGAAGCAGAAGCTATTAAAAAATATTACCCACTGATTGATGCACTTGAATCAAAAGGCGACAAAGAAGGCGCAGATATAGTTCGTGAAATTGTTTCTGACGAAAAAAACCATTTGAACCTGTTACAGGGTATCTTAATGAAGCATGACGGCGAAATACGCATTGCGGCAGATGGCATGCCAGAATTGCTGGCCTATCTTAAGAAACACCTGACAAAGGACTAAGTTCGGGGTAATTCCACTGTTCTGCCTTTGTGTGGTAGCCCCAGGCCTGCGGTAGTCGTTTCACGCCGCAGGTTCTTTTTATCTCAAAAAAATTTTTTAGGTACCTAGCGGGGGAATACATTCAGTTAGCCGGGGTTCGTTTTTAAATAAAAAATCCCGGAAAACCGGGAAAAATTAAAAATAATTTTTTACATTTCGCGAAATTCATATTCAGGATATCGCCACTTGAATAACTTCCGCTTTATAATGTACGCAGGCAATTTCTTGGTCATGGCAGACTTGCAATCAGCGACAACCATTTTCCCGTCCTGCTTGAATACATAGTCCGCTACATAATATACTGCACGTTCATCTTTCTGCTTGGGAACTAATTCAAACCGTACTTGCCGCTGTAATTCGCTTATAATGCCCCTGTGGGCGAGGTTTTCAAGTTTAAGCCACTGCTGGGCTTCTTTTTTAGAATCGAACTGTACGCCGTTTATTTCAACCTTTTTGGCGTTGTATTTATTGTAGGTGTTCGGACTTTTTATATGGGTGGTACCCCCTTGCAAACTATTGGCTTGCAATTTCGCTGTACCCCTTGCTGGCTGCGCCTTTCCGCGGGTTCTAAATTCTCTGTATTCCTTTGCGGTCATTCGTAACCATTCCATGCTTGACTTCCTTGTGCGGTTTGTTTAATATATAGGTACTGTTATTTTAATTCCTTCGGATTTGAAGACTCCTTTTGGTTTTTTGAATACAGTGTTTGATTTTAGCGGTACCTGCCCCAGCTTCGGTTGGGGCTTGGTCTTTATACAAAGATACTGGATGTCTTCATGTTGCGTATTCCGTTAGTTTATTTGTCTCTATGTAGGCGTTTCGCGCAGCAACAGCCTCTTCCAGGCTATCATAAAAGCCTATCGTGTGGGTAGAAACATACGCCTGGTATGGGTGTGCGCGACCGTTCTTGTATTTATAAACGCCTGTTGCCCCGCTAGTATTCCGCGGGCTTTTTCGTTTGTTAGCGTTCTGAACGTGCATATTAGTCCAGCGACAATTATCTGGTTCATAATTCCCGTTAACGTCAATCCTATCAAGCGTTAAGCCTTCTTGGTAACCATTCTGCTTCGCCCAAGCCCAGAACACGCCGTAATCCGTTTGCCATTCTTGACATACTGTAATGCCGCGCGCGCCGTAATTCTTATACTCTTTATGTTTCTTGTTAAAGCAGCGACCTTTCATTTGCGCCCAAACAAAATAAAGTTTGGTGTGTGCGCCGCCGTGTTTGGTTTTATAATCTATTCTGTGGTTCATGTTAAAATAATATCACAACCAAGAACGACTGTCAAACAAAAATGCTAGAAGTCTTTTGATTAAAGGCGATTTCGCATGCGTCGCCTGTGCAGTCAATCCATTCGTCCTTAGGATTTTTGTCTGAAGGGTTAAACGCCAGGAATTCAGCTCTTGCAGGAACAAAGTTCGGGTCAGCTTCCCTTAAGTATACCCTGCCGCCTTCCATCCATGTCATAGCGCTTTCAGCACGATTCATCTTATTTTTCTTGGCACCACGGTGCAATGGCACTATAGCCATGGTGGGACACTCCCTACGCATGTCCTGAATGAACCCTATACCAGACAACGTCTGTTCAACATAAACCCTTCTACACTTAGGATATGCGCTGGAACACCGCTTAAAGAAGTCTATACAATATTTCTTGGCATCAGGGCTTTCCCACTTCCCTTGCAGACTTCTAAGTAAATACAAATTATTATCCGAGGCCAGCCCCCAGCAGGTAAATAAACTCTTGTCCCCTGTAGTCGTGAAACCAAAGTCAGTTGTTATGAATATCTTATTAAACTTATCTGGCGTAGTTCTATATGTTCGTATCCACTCTTCATGGAAATACAGCCCAGCGTTCGCTAACGGCTTCTGCTGGTACATGGCCGCAAACAAGTAAGGATTCTGCTTCTGTATACGTTCTAGTTCCGCTTTGGGGTATCTTTTTGGATAATAGCTTTCCCCGTTATCATCCAAAGCAGGAACAACAAAGAACTCCCATTCGTCCGCTTCGTTCTGTTCCACCCAACCCGCGAAGTCATTTTCGCAGTGCCGCTGCATAATACAGATGGTAGGAACATCAGGCCTACGTCTACGCGTAGCTAGCTTACGCTGATATGTTTCAGGCGTTTCAAACTGCTCATGAACCGACGTTCTTACTTCAGGACTGTTAATATCGTCCAGTAATAACGCCCCACTGAACGGCCCTACCAATTCGTCAGGGTTACTAGGATTACCAGCGTCCAAACCTAAGATAGCACTAGATATCGTACCAGCAGTCAAACCACTACGTACGCCGCCAGAAATCAAATGATAATTCAAAACAGACTTATCATTAGGGTCCATCTCTTTACCAAACAGCTCTTCCCATTCGGGCGTCATCATCAGGTTTCGGGATTCCCTAGACAGCTTCTTAATTAGTCGTTCCCCGTACGCTATGTAACAGAACATGCAGTTCTTGTTTCTAGCAAAGCACCAGGTAATAAAATATTGTAATAACAAACTCTTACCAAAACCAGGACTAACGTTAACCATCAGGTTGCGTTTCTTATTCTTTCCTTCAGCGTATTCCTGCAGCTTTGCACATAATCTACTATGCGCCGGCGTCATATCGTACGCGCCACCCTGCGCAATAGGGTGTATCCAATTCACATACTTCTCAAAGCTCAGCAGCAGTTCCTTCGCTAATGCGACCTTTTCCTGATAGCTCACTTGTTATTCCTTATATCTATCACGTCACGCAAGTCACCAACTACACCGCCGGTCTTAGACGAGTTATTCACAGTTACGTTATTTACCTGTACCTGCGGCTTCCAACCCTCAGCCTTCTTTACAGCACTCGCTGCCTTAGCTAAACCAGTCAGGGTGTTCGATATCAAGACTAGTTCCTTAGTATCCAGCGTCTTTACACCGTCCCTGGCTCTAGTTGATAACTCCCCAGCTATTATGTTTATGGCACATGCTATCAGTTCAGCCGTAGTTTCCCCGCCATTGCGCTCAACTAACTTCTCTAACAGCAATACCTCAGTCGTGTCACTCGCTTTCTTAGCTGCCGCAGAACGCTCTTCCCAACTCTGACTGCTCTTTATCGCTATAGCATTCTTAAACGCGTCCGTTTTCTGATACGCACGCATAACTACCCCGGCACGCTTAAACCGCTCACGATTGTATTCCCACTTGGTCTTAAAGTCTTCCGGATTTAATAAATAATTGTTGGAACGACTCCAACCCTGATACTCAAAATTATCTGGCAACTTCGTGCCACTCGTGTCTGCCACCACTACCTACCTTTTGATAATATAAAACCACTTGGGTCTCGCGCATAACACCCAGCCAGTTAATCTTATGAAACTACCAGAACATGCCCGTTAAACTAATTAACACCCGCTGGGATGTACTATGGGAACAATGCCTTCCCCGCCACTAGCTATCAAACAAACACGCCCAAAGCTTATTCATAGCGCAAAACATCAACATAACTGTAACCAATACGTGCTCCTTACACCAATACCTTATCCATACAGTAACGTTTCCGCTCGTCCCTATATTAACACACTTTGTCCTAGATGTCAATGTACCACCCTATACCCCCCCAATAGATGAGACGTTAGATTAACGTTCCGCGCGTGTAAGCATGCTTTTTTCCGCGGAATTCCGGGCTTTTTTAATTTTGAAACAAAGTGGCTAAAATGATGTTTTGTGTTCCCAAACCGCGCTGGAATTATAACATAATGTTGGCGTACCAAATAACAAGCTAACAAGGGGTTGGTAAAAATGAAACAAGCAAACAAAGTTATAATTAGGGAATATGCCTTAAAGCATGAACGGCGCATAGGGTTGTTTAATTCATTATTGCGGCGTGCTAGTATTAGTGAGTTGCAAGCGTTGGGTGAGTGTATGGTGTATGAACGTGTAAAGTTTGTAAAGGATTCGGTTAGTGCTGAGTTGCTTTTCAGAAAGGGGGCAGGGAATGAATAAAAAGCTGTACTCAGAAAAGAATAGGCTAGTTTTAGCAAGTGCTTATAATGTACTGCTGGAATTGGGGGTCAAGGTGCCATATAGTGCGTTTGAGCGTGCGGACTCGCTGTTGGCTGCTGGTGGTGCGGCCACGCCGGGGGCTGGTGTGCGGCTTGCGCTGGTG